AGTGGTTTCATCCCCAGGAGCTTCGTAGGCTGAGCCCGCTACATCCATGTAGCGAGAATCGGCCTGAAAACCATCAATATCGAGCGCGATTAAACCACCCGAGAAAGCCCCCGTGACAACACCCAAGCCGACATAGTCTTTTCTTAGTTGATAAGCCGTCATGCACTCAACACGAGTGAGAGGCTTAGTTGTCCACTCTTTGATGAAGGTGGCCTTTCCTGCTACGGGTACGAAAGCCCAAGTGTCAGGAAAGACATCTCGCCTTAGGAGTTCAATGGCGCTACCTTCAAGTAAGGCAATAGGCTTGCCTTTTTCTTGATTTTTCATTAAGCTGGTTGCGTATGAATGCGCTCCCCCTGCCCACGGCAGGGTTTTTTTTTGTCTGGAGCGTTCTGTAAGCCTAGCTAAAGCCGCTTGAAATCACAAGCGGTGCACTAAGATTGCGCGAACCTAGTCCTATCTAGGGCGGAGTCACAGACATGCTTGACACACGCACTTTTACCCCATACACTGGACCTTAGGCCAGGTAAATCCCTGGTCTTTGGCACATCCTCCACTTTTCCCCCAAGTATCGCCCCATGAGCCCTTTTCTTAACCTAAGCGACGTAGAAGAAATCAAGAAAGAGTCTCAAAGTAACTACATTAGTCCGGCAAAAATTACGGAAGAAGTTCGTCTTCGTATTCTCGGCGCCGGTGTTACCGGTTTCGAGGGTTGGACTGACGACAATAAACCTGTTCGTTGGCAAACTAAGCCAGAAAAACTGCCAGCAAACATTAAAGTACAAGACGGCTATCAGCCTATCAAGCGTTTTTTAGCTGCTCTTGTTTATAGCTACGAATCTGATAGTTTTAAAGTGCTTCAGGTGACCCAAAAAACTTTGATGGAGCAACTTTTTAAGTACTACCAAGACATAGATTATGGAGATCCAGTCAATTACGATATTAAAATCAGCAAAACAGGTGTTAAAAAAGACACTACATATACGCTAATTGCTTCACCACCTAAAGCTCTGCCCTCAGGTATATTACAGCGCTATGAAGATTTTTATTGCAACCTAAATAATTTGTTTGACGGGACAGATCCTTTCACTCAGCCGACTGCCTGATCTAATTACTAAAAGGGAAGCATCTGCTTCCCTCTTTTTTTTTTACTACCGCTATGGACACCACTAAACTACTAGGCCGCAACATCCGTTTTCATTTGTTTCGTTTGAATCTGTCTTTAACCTCTGTAGCTAAGCAGACAGGAGCTTCTGCCTATTCGCTTGGACGCGTAGCTAGCGGTAAAACTAGATTAATCGACCCCAACTTAATCAGTGATTTAATGCGCGTCTTTAACTGCGATGCTAACGCATTGCTGATGCCAATTGAAGGTGTACCTTACGAAGAAGAAGGTCAAGTGGCATGATAATTAAAGCACTGCCTAAATACGAGCCCGTACGTGCCGAAGTCGACGGAGAACGCACTTACATAACTCCCCTCGGAGCGTGCCGCTCTGTCACAACAATCCTAGGTGCCACCAGAGATAACACAGGGCTTGAACTATGGCGTGAGTCGGTAGGTGAAGAACGCGCTGATGCTATTTGCAAACTCGCCTGTTTCCGCGGTGATCGGCATCATGATTCCATTGAGAAATATCTCTTAGACGGCACAGAGCCTAAGTTTGACTTTCTAAATACGCCCTACTGGAACAGTAGTCGGGCGTTTCTGGATCGCATACGCAAAACGCTTTTAACAGAAGGCGCTGTGTATCACCCCCTAGGGTACGCCGGAGCGTTTGATTGCATTGCTTACTTGCACGACGATGATGATCAACCCTCGTTGCTGGACTGGAAAACGGCTGACCGTCTGCGCAATCCCGCCAAAATGTACGAGTACTACTTGCAGGTGTCTGCCTATGTTGCCGCTGCCAACTATGTCTACAAACCTCAAGGGTTAAACATAACCAGAGCTTTTATTGTGGTTGCGATTCCCGATGAAACCCCCCAAATACAGGAGCTCAACCTCACACAGCTCACTCAGTACATGCTGCACTTTAAGGCACGTGTAGAACGATTTACCCGAGCTCGCACATGACCCACATCAGTCCTATTCAAGATTATGTGGCTAAGACGCTGCACGGAGCGTTCTTAGAGTCTTACATGCGCCACAAGGTTTTAGATCCTGCGGACTTGTTAAATTCAGACCACATACAAGCCTTAGCAGTGGAAGTAACCGATATGCTGCGTGATACATTAGGCATTAACTGGAACGAATTAGCTTACTACGCTTTAGCCAGCATTTGCGATTTAATGTGTCAGGATAGTGTACTAGACGTTAATTCAAGCCTTATAGCTATGTCGCTTTGGCTTAGCTTAGGTGATCCCGAAAGAGGTGGACCTACACCTCCGCAAGCATACAAAGACACAGCTTTTCACATGTATACAATCTTTCTACTTATGCTTAATCCTAAAGGCTTTCCCACGTCTAACCCTTAATCATGCTCATTGGTATTTATTCACGTGCCCCTCGTTGTGGCAAGACTACTGTAGCTCAGTATTTAGCCCAGTATGGCTTCAAGGTGCACAGCTTCGCTACTCCTATTAAATCCATGGTGACTACATTTCTTGTGTCTCTTGGGTACGATGCTGAAGAAGCTGAAGCAGCTTTAATGACTAAAACAGACGCTGTTAAAGGTATTTATCCTCCAATCAGCGTTAGAGATCTGTTACGCACTCTCGGTACTGAATGGGGCCGTGATCATGTGCACCCTGATGTGTGGCTTAAATGCTGGCTTGCTAGGTATCACCAAATAAAAAGTACTACGGCTTTTCCTATCGTAGTTGACGATGTGCGTTTTCCTAATGAAGCTGAACTAATAATTGAACAAGGAGGTGAGCTTTGGGAAGTTAGACGTTCAGACGCCGAGGCCACGCATAAGAGCACACACCGTTCTGATGGAGGTTTAGTAGGTTTCAGCTTCAACAGAACCATACACAACAATGGCTCTATAGGGTATTTACACTCTCAGCTACGCTTAGAGGGTTTAAGGCTGACCGACTCCCTGCGACCGTAATGCTGAGCCTCCAATACCCCGCGCTAGCTACAGCACAGCTCAAACAATTCGCATACCTACCTCTCGCTACGCATGGCATCTGAGCTAGACGCGTATATGCACAGTATTACGCGGTTCCCTGTACTAACAAAAGAAGCACAACTCCACCATTGTCGACGTATCCGCGAGTACGTTGACTGGCCCGGAGGCCGTAAGCACGCAACACACAGTGTCAAGCTGCGTGGTCAGCGATCTATGCGTCTTATGGTAGAGACCAATGCTCGTTTAGTCATAAGCATTGCGAAGAAGTACACACAACGTGGACTGGATTTAGGTGATCTAATTCAAGAAGGTAACTTAGGTTTACTGCGTAGTCTAGAGCTATTTGATCCTGCACGTGGCTACAGCTTTAGTACTTACAGCTATTGGTGGATCCGTCAATCAATATCCCGCGCTATCTACAACACAGCTCAAACAATTCGCATACCTATAAATGTCCAGGACGATATGCGCACGATCCAGCGAGCAGTAACAGAATACAATTCTAAGACGGGTGAACACCCTACCGTGCAAGACTTAGCAAAAGTGACAAAATTATCAATTACTCGCATCCGAGACGTGCTGAGTAATTGTGACGCTGCTCATTGTTTGTCCCTTGACGCGCTATCTCGCTTTAGTGACAGCTCGATAGACCAAGTGTTGACGTCGCCCGATCCGAGCGGTTTCGAGTCCCCGGAGCTAGCCGCCCTGATCACCGAGCGCGATGAGAAGCTCGAGGTCGCACTCGACACCCTGGAGCCCGTCGCTCGCACTCTGATGATCGGTTATTTCTTTGACAACAAATCCCTTAAAGAATTATCTACTGAACTCGGGATCACTCGCCACAAAGCTTCCGCTATATATGCTAAGTCAATCCGTAAGCTGCGTGTAAGACTATGCGATGATAGCAATCTTGTTAAAGATTAATTACTACATACATATACATTTTTTGTAGGCCTATCCCTGATATGTACAGATGTACCCCCCTTCGGGTTTTCACTGGGTCTGATCTCAGTTTGGGACTCACTGAGACTCACCGCCCCTTCGTGCGTCTCATGAGACTCACCCAATACTCTTGACGCTAGGTCGAAGCCATGCAATACTGGGTCAGGCACACCCGCGCGTGCGCGGTTCCTTTCTACTTCAGGAGGTTCCCTCAGCGTGCGCTAAGTCTCACGAGACTTAGCCTATTTGTTGCCTAATACTTGACAGCACCTTTAGCTCATGCAAGTATTGAAGGGCCAGAGGTAACGGTCCTGTGACGCTTAGACGTCCCACCGAATCACTTCCGGTCGATCACTTGACAGACTTGCCAAGTGATGCAACCATAGTCACATCGAACGAAGTCCAGCCCATGCATTAAGAAAACCGCGGCCGATAGTAGCTGCGCCATAGATAGACCGACGCCGACTAAGGGCAGAAAGCTCTCGATAGGCCCGGTCCCTGTACCGAAAGCGGAGTATGAGCCGCTTAACGCGAACGGGCTTGACGTGCTCCCCAGGTAACACCTGGCTGACGGAGCGGAGCTGCTAGTAGTGATCAAGGGAGGGGATCGGTGAAACCGAGAGGAGTATGCCCGGCAGACGCGCAGCAAAGTATCGGTTGTAGCACCCGTAGCGGGTTGCGGTAGGTAAAACGTACTACTGCTCAGGGGGGTTGGGCCTCCTGCCGCAAGCGGAATAGATCCCGGCAATGCCACTTCATGCATCCGGTCTGTGGGGTCCGAGCCTTACAGGTGTCAGAAATGCTCTGACGGATTAGTCACCACAAGCATTTTGCGACCACCACTTCTGTGGCAAGGCGCAGTTTGCCCGCTCCCTTGTTAGGGGGTGGGCTTTCTGTATGGGGGTTCAAGTCCCCCTGGTCGCCATTGCTCGGGTTCTCCCCCGAGCTTGTCCCCTAGCTGAGGTTTTAGCACCATGCAATTCAACTCCCGCCGCGCTGACGCGGACGGCTACCTGGAGTTCATCTGGCGCACAGACGTGCCCCGTCCTGAGGGCGTCCGCCCCCAAGCCATCGCACTAATCACTTCCGAGATGGATTTGAGCACTGGCGAACCGTGCTTTTACGGCATCTACGGCATCCACACCGTGGAAGGTTCCACCGTCTCCGCTGTCAAGCAAGAACTGTTCGCCCTCATCGAGGCCGGCCAATGATCCAGCAGCACGCCACACCCGAGCACTTCGACCGATGGGAGTGCCATGCCAAGACGCTCGACTCCTATTCCCTTCGCTACATCGTGGCCGACTGTCATAAGGCAGCTGACGCTATGCGTGGCTGGAATCCCTCTCGCGAGGGCTTCTACCTCGATCAAGCGAGCACCTATGGCATGGAACTGACCCGCCGCAACCGTGACCTCCCCGCCGGACTTCGAGTTCGCCTCTGACCATGAACACCGGAGATCAAATTCTTGAAAAAGCCCGCCACGCCCGGGCTCTCGTCGAGACGTACAAGCAAGTCCCGAACTTTGACCGGGACTATCTCGCGAAGTTGGAAGCAAAGCGAGCTTCCGCCGAAGTCGAGGAGACCCGCTATATGCGGATGCTCCGCAAATACAACAACCACCACTGTGTGAACTGATGACTTTCGACTTCTATTCCGACCCCAGCCACGGCTGGCTCAAGGTGCCCATTGCCGTGCTGCGTGAGCACCTCGGAGCGCGTTGGCGCTCTGAATTCTCACCGTTCTCCTACGAGCGCAGTGAGTACGTCTATTTGGAAGAGGACTGTGACCTTGGGTGGTTCATGCGCCGGATGGAGTTCATGGGCCAGACCATAAAGATTCGGCAGCGTCCGCAATCCGAAAAACGTTCCCGCATCCGTTCTTATTCAATCCTCGCTCCTATGTAAATCATGTACAAAAACGACTGGTTTATGGACCGTACCGCTGTGCGGCAACTCCCCCTGGAGTGCGTCATTGATTGCAGCCATCAGGGTGACTGCGATGAGGACGTGAACTATTGGGTGGACCATCTTGATTTTGACGGGCCTGCCTGGCTGTTCCGCGAGTACCTGAGCGGCTTCGGTGCGTGGGATAGCTCTGACTTGTGTGACCACGAAGAGAACCGCAAGCGCGTCCTCTGGACGTGGGCTTGCAACTGCCGTGAATCCTCCGACTACATCCTTTATCTCTCCTAATGAACAATGCCTATCACCACCCGCGTCCACGCCATCCTCACCGAGGCCGGACAGCTGGCGATCGTCAACGCCCTGTCGTTCTACAACGACTGGCACACAACGGATCTGCCTTATGACAAGGACAACCAGGAGCAGTATTTGGCCGCCTTCAGGGAAGGCAACCGAGGCCGTGCATGGAACGGCCCTATCGATCAGCTCGCAACCCGCATCGCCAATCTCAAATGAACGTCTCACTCCCTGCAATCACGATGCTCTGCAACTGCATGGACATTGTGGAAACACTCCAAAACACTATTGAGGCATCAGGCGAATGACTTTCAGCATCACATGGACTACCGAGTCTGGCCTATTTGGCTGGACCGAGATCAGTGAGTGCATCGATATAGACGATGCAATTGAACACTTTGCTAATCATGTCCGGGGTGTAGACGCACCTGCTGACGCAGCTATTGACGTGATCAAACGCGTTTGAGTCATGACTGTTATCAGTCAATGAACTGTGGACCCTTTACTAATCCTTACTGGCATGAATAACAACGGCCTCATCCTTTGGGAGGGCTCTTCGCCCATCGACGGCGCTCCCATTGTCTGCATCGTCACCGGCTTCGAGCAGGCATCCGCCAACGACAAGACCGGCCACATGCTTCAGACCTGGATTTTGCGCCAGGACGTCGCCCCGAACGTCGGCTACCGCGACGGTTCCAACGTGTCCGTCTGCGGCGGCTGCGCCCACTTCGTTCAAAAGACCTGCTACGTCCGGTGGTATCAGGCTCCGCTCTCGGTCTGGCAGTGCTACCGGCGCAGCAACTACGCCCACCTGGACGACTACGACGTGCTGTCCGGGTTCGACCTGCGGATCGGCTCCGCCGGTGACCCGTTCTGCGTCCCCGAGCACGTCTGGCGCGACTGCCTGTCCCGCGTCCGCAACCACACCGGCTACACCGCGCAATGGCGTCGCAAGGCTGCCGAGCCTTACCGCGACTTCCTGCAAGCGTCCTGCCACGGAATGCGCGACTACCTCGACGCAACCGCACACAGCTGGCAGCCCTATCTCGTCACCGAGCCCGGCCAGCCCGCTCCCGCCGGTCTGACGCTCTGCCCTGCCTCAGCCCAGGCCGGTCACCAGACAACCTGTGCCGCTTGCCACGCATGTGACGGCAGCACTGGTGGGTATTACATACCGGCGCATGGCACACGTCGTAAAGCGTTTACTTCAATCAACTGATGACTCGACCCGTTCACCCGGCTGCCCTGCTGGCAGTCGGTGTCTTCCTTGGCTGGGCTCTGGCTCAGCCTTTCTTTGTACCTGAACCTGAACCTCATGGATCTTCGACACGCACAGCTAGTTTCTCAGCTCGACTCCGCGAGGAGTGAATATGAAGCCGCTTTCCGCGAGCTTCAGGCTCTGTTCACAGCTGTTTCTTTAGTTCAACACTCAGTGTCAGACGAGGACGATGAAAATGAACTCGTCTACCGAACCGTGGATGCGCTCAAATCCGTAATTGCGGAGCGCATAAATAAGGCTGCCGTAGCTGAACAAGGCTACGCCAAATGTATCCGTCTCTTAGGTACATTTAATGACACTGACCCAGCTAATTAATTACATGGGCCTTCAATGGCCTGACATTTACGACGCGCACGGATGTGCGTCTTGGATCATTAAAAGATCCGGTGGCATTTATGCCACACAACCTCTCAAAGAGGTTGATCAACTTTGCTGTTTTTGGATGCGCCATGAGTTCGACTAATGCCATCCCCGAGGGGTTGACTAAGACCCTCCCCGCAGGATGCATCAAACGCATCCATGTCAACCAGAACCTGCTGCGCCGCGCCGTAGCTGGCGAGGACGTGTGCCCCTACACCGTCCAGTACAAGGGCAAGTCCCACCCCTGCAAGAGCGCCATTGCTCACGAGGGCGTGGAGTTCGTCAACTCCATCTCCAAACCGCTCTCATGCGGTGCCCGTTTATACGGGCAAACCACTGGCCCTGTAACTCTTTCATTGATCTAGTGCAGTACAACTTCGACCGCCCTTTCCAGCAACGGGTAGACCGCTTCAACGAGCTTTCCGACAAACAAGCCACCCAAGCCGAAGGCAAGTGGGCTGTCATCACCACTCGTGATGCCTACTACGGCGACTTTCATCGCGGGTTTGAAAGCGACCGCCACTACTTCACCAACAAACGCACGGCGCTGGCTTATGCCCAGCACTACACGGACATTCACGATCACTCCGCTGGGGTGTTCCGCATGCCCGAGTTCATCTGCGGTGTTTCCTGCCGTTAGTTGCACAATCCTGTGATCACCTGCTAGTCTCCACACACAACGCACAATTCCATGCAAAAAACCAAACAAACCCGCACCTACTCCCCTGAAGGTGCTATCGGCCGCCGCTTAAGTGCAACCCATCAGCTTCAGATGCAGGCCCAGCGGCTCACTGCCGAGTTGGTCGGTCACAGGCAATGGCTGACAGCACGCATGCAGCGGCTGAATATCGACTGCATCGAGCACGGCGATCTGGTGGTGAGCCGCAAGGTGCGCCACAACTGGGAATATTCCCCCGAGCTTGAAGCCGAGATAAAACGCATCAAGCAGCTGCAGCGCCGCGAGCAGGAGGAGGGCATTGCCACCGATTCCCCCACTGTTTATGTCTCCCTTTCCACCAAGTTTCGATGACCTCCAAGCAACTGGAATACACCTTCGCGACCATGCGCCGCTGCGGCGGCAGCTTCTGCAGATCGCTGGCGCAGACCTGGCAATGCGCCGACACCCGCAACCGAGCAACTATCGAGCAAGCCTTTCCTGATTATCTGCTGAAGTACGGGCCTGGAGGCATTCACTACACCGAGGACGTATGACTGAACCCACTGTTTTCCCCACTGTTCATCTCAACGGCACAAGCCGCAAGATGCTTTCTGAGGGCTACTTAGATGCATGGAACCGGTTGAATGAAGCCATCACCGCGTTCAACGCTGTCGAGTTCAACCAGCGCGATTACTACGTGCAACCAGACGGCGCCTGGCAGCAGGCCACCACTGAACGCAACGAGGCCGCCCGCAAACTTCACGAGGCCCACAAGTACCTCGAAACTCACCTGATTCACTTAGGAGAATGACTGAACCAATCCCTACAGGCAAGATCACTTCAATTGTCGAACAAGCCTGCCAGCGATACAAAAAAGGCCTCGGAGGCGTAGGGGACCCCCTGCACCAAGACACCGAACATCTACGCTATGTGCTGGCTACCGGGCAACATCTTGATGTTGAGCTTAGCTATGTCTCTATGTGCAGTTCTACAGGCTTTCCTTTTAACAGGATTAACACCACGTTACGCCTAGACGGCAAGCGCATTACAAAAGTTCAACTTATTAGTTATTAAGTAAACAACACCCCGGAGGGCTGCGTCTCCTTTATCAACGCGGATGTTTACACCAACCTCACTCCTTCCATGCAAAAAAGCCTCAACGCCGTTTCCACTGCTTACGCTGCTGACGGCACCGGCCCCATGGTCTATGGCAAGTACCGCGAGCACGGCTACGCGGTGAACCCCCTCACCGCCCAGCTGGGCACCTTCGTCCCCGAGCGCGCTTCCGCCGCTGAAGCCTTCCAGATCGCCGGGCTCAACTGGACCGCGGAGCGTCGACCGGTCACCTTCATGGGTGCCGACGGCCCGCTTCAGTCCCCTGACCACGTCGCCATTGTCCGTAGCGACAACGACGGGCTGCTCGGTATCCACGGCACTGGTTACACCCCTGTACAGAACAACGCCCTGGTGAACCTCCTCGACTACTTGCGAGAGGACATCCATCTCGAGACTGTCCTGTCGATCCGCAATGGGCGCCGTGTCTACGCCACCGCCGCCATCAACACCGAGGACGAAGTGCTCCCCGGTGACCGGGTCCGCCGCTACCTCCACATCTTCAATTCTCATGATGGCTCCAGCGGCTTCGGCGTGTTCTTCAGTGATGTCCGCCTGGCCTGCGCCAATCAGCTCAACTTTTTGACTGGCCGTGCTGCGAGCAGCGCAGTGAAGGAGGGTGCCGGCCTGCGCCGGCGTCACACCAGCAGCGTCACAGACTTTACTCAGAAGCTGCCACAGCTGATCGACATCGAGCGGCGCACCTTCGCTCAATCCGTGGATGAGCTGCGTGAGCTTACGAAGGTGACGCTCACCCCAGAGATCGCCATCCTGGTGTTGAAGCAGACCTACTCCGACAAGCTCGCCACCCCAATCCGTGACAAGCGGACTGGGGACAAGCGCCTCCGTGAGCTGAACGACCTACCCGAGATCGGCACAATTCGCAGCCACTACTCCGGCAACACCGGGCTGGGGATTAATGACATCCCCGGCGTCCGGGGGACTGCGTACGCCCTGTTCAACGCCATCACTCAGCAGGCCACCCACGACGGAGGCCGTGCGAAGGACTCCACCGAGCGTGCGCGTGCTCGCCTCGAGTCTCTTTGGGGCGGCACATCAGCGAAACGCATCGAACGAGCTCGGGAGGCTTGCCTGGCGTTGGTGTGAGCATGCACCCAAGTGGTCGGCACCCCCGGCCTTCTTTTTACTTTTTTCCTCTAATGAACATCCCTGATACCCCTGAGCAGCTGTTTGAGCAGCTCGGGGACGAAACAATCCGAGAGCTGTTTCCAAACTTCGATAGTCTTTCATCTACTCAAAGAAAAATCGTGCAGGTTTTTCATACTGAGTTGACAAAAGGTCAGCTGAACGATGAGACATTCATGGAAACAATAAGTCTATCAACGCATCTGTGGGGCTACTTTAATCGCGCAGCTTGTCTGCAACTATTAGATTTAGTTGAGAGCAATAGGGATGAAGTCTCTATAGAGTGTGTAAATAGTCATACAGCCGCAGCGCGTGTCAATCAATTCATTGATGCGTGCTTAAATCTGTATGATGCAGTCCCTGAGTGTATCTTACACAAAGGAGGTGGTAGTACTTATCACTTTAGCGCGCACAGCGCCCCCTGAGCTTGGCAGACTGAGCGTACGGGACGGAGCAAGATTCTCCGAGCCCGCCGCGCTTATCGACTACGGAATTTCCGTTGCTTTTTGCATGTCTTTGCCTGCATTTGAGCTTTACGAGCTTTGCAATACCACTACAGGCACAGTGCTTTATTGCACATGTGCTTCAGCCACTGAGATTCTTCACGCTAATGCCAGACTTCGCACTTTTGGATTCAACAGCCGTTACTACCCAGCAGGGACCTTCAATGCGCCTTGCTTACACGATCCGCACTAAGGGTGGTGACTACCTCGCGGCAAATCACGGACCTGAAGGCCCTCCGATTGCTCTAGTCGAAGACGCCATCCGAGCCACACGCTTTACCGAGTCCGTTACGGCACATCGCCGTGCCGCCGCTTTGGAAGAGCTGGGGTGGAGCGGCTTGACTGTCGTCACTATTGAGCTTCCATATGCCTAAACCACTTCTTATCGGTCGTTACACCGAACTCATCGAACACGCCGAAGCGCAGTACCAACGCCGCGGCTTTGCTAAGTGGACCGATCTTGCCCACGAGCTCGGGGTATCTCGACAGTGCGTGCATCAAATGATGCAGCGAGCTATCGAACACGGGATCATCACAGCCAAGGATCTCGAGCGGTATCGCTCGCCCGACTCCCGCCGAGCGCTAGCCCGCACTAATGAGGCCTTGCGCCGAGAGCAGGAGAAGCATCGCATTACGCTGACGCTTCTTCCTGACAATCACGCATGGCTCGAGCGCAAGCTTGCCGCCAGTTCACAAGGCACCACTCGCGGCGATTTGATCAACGCTGCTTTTACCCACTACCGCAAAATCATCGATGCCTAAAACCGAAAACATCTGGAGTTCAGTTGCTCGCTATTGCAGCGAGTTAGCTCCTGTTGTCGGCCCCCTGCTCAGTGCTGCCAGCGAGACTGCCGACGCTATCTACCGTGCCTCAAGCGATGAGCGTCCACCTTCCCGCGCGAAGCTCCCCATTTATGAGGGCGATTAAGCGACTCTTTTGAATAAGCACACTGATCCACTCACTTTGGGTGACGATCAATTCCTTGAACGTGCCCGCATGATGTGTGCGTCCAAAATACCGCACATCAATCGTCAATCTGCCACGGCGCATTTACGTCGTGGTGGTTATCCAGGCACGCCTTATCACTGTCCTTTATGTGGTAACTGGCATGTTACTAAGTACAACAAGTTACAGATCAAAAAGTTCGCACGAAGATTGTCACGCCTGCTTCGCTCAGATTGAGCTATGACTCAGCGCCCTATTTCGAGCGGAGAGCTTTGCATTATTTTTGTTGTGTTTGGTTTCTCTATTGCGCTTATGCTTGCGTAACTTCTAGTTTTCTCATCCCGCGGCCCGTAAGAGCCACACCCAATCTTATAACTATCAACTAACCCTGAATCTTCATGAGCACACTCAAAACCACTTTTTCCAATCTGCAGTTGTCCAATGAAAGCACCGCATTGCTTAACAAGGCAATGGCAGAGCTTGAAGTTGACGAATACGACAAAGCAAAGAGCGTCATTAAAGATAGATTGCTTGAAATCAAACGGCTTGAAATTATGCTAGAAAGAGCCAAAACAGAATTAGCTGATTTGCTCGCACATGACCAGTCAGGAATCCTTATGTTGAGCGAAGGTTATGTTTCTAAGTAATAGTCCTACAGTTTTCGCAGACGGCGAGCGAATGGCTGTTCGCTTCAATGATAGCTTTTACCTTGTAGAGAATTACTATTTAAGTCAACTAGACGTACAGCTAGATTGCGTTGATGCTACAAGTTTTGGCGAAACATTGTCCGCTCCTGTCCAAGAGCGTGTCACGCTCTGCATAGAGGCTACGTCAGTTAAAGGTATATCGTTCAATGAGGGCTTAGAACTTTTTCGTAATATCGAATCTTACTCTGTAAACGAATTATTAGCCATTGCCTACAAAAAAATGGAGACTCGTTAACCTTAGTCCCGCACTACTGTTCACCTAACTAATCAAACAAATGTTTGCACTCATTAAAACAAATGGCGCAACGCATATCGCTATCCATATTCCTAGCGACGACAGCTGCTCCGATTCGCTGCAGCAGTTGGCGCTAATGCTGGAAAACAATGCGATTTTTTACCAAGACTCATGGAACCGGCCTGAGGTAGTCGAGCCTGAGATGACTGTTTTGTTGGCTGATAAGGTTAAGTTTGAGGGTCGCTCAGAGAACCCTGAGTTCATGGTCGTCCCGCCTAGCGATGCCGTTCTTTACAAGTCGTTTGAAATTTGCGCTCCCGAAGTCTTGGTTTCTTTCGCCAGGCAAAAGGAAAAGTTTGACGAAACCATCAAGCGTCTTCGCAATGAAATAGAGGCGCAACGTTTCACGATCAAAGCTCTTGAAGAGCAATGTGAAGATACGGTTGAAGACTCTTCAGAGCCGGAGGGCAACTCGTGACTCACCCACCAGCTAATGATCAACAACCTAAGAAAAGCAATGCGCCCACAGGAGAACAGCTAATGATCACTAAGAATTTTCACCAACTGAAAGCTGAAGTCCAGCGCCACGTTGAAGCTGTTCGTGTCGAGCAGGGGGGTTACTTAACCTGCTTTATCGATTGTCTTTCTGGCGGGGTGGACAACCCCGCATGCATCGAGCGGGAATATGGGATCCCACGAATGATCAGCCGCATCGCTGAATCAATTTTTGAAGGGCTACCTCCGGGCGAAGCTCCTGAGTTCTTGGCTGCATTACTGGGCGCTATTGAATGCAACGGGAAAGACCTCAGCCGCATCGGGTGGAAATTCCTTGCTGCAGAGTTGCGAGCACTGCCTACTGTTCTCGCTGAAACCCAGGCTGTTGTCGCCCCTGTTATCGCAGGGATGGATCGATTAGCCAACGGATTAGGATGGCCTGCTCACGAAGCCGAGTCCGCGTCAAAAGCCGCCGCCGCCTACGCCTACGCCATTACCAGGGCCTCCGCCGCCGACGCCGCCACCGCTGCCTGGGCCGCCCACGCCGACTCCGCCGCTGCCTGGTCCGCCTACGCCGCCGCTGCCTGCGCTGACTGGGCCGACGACGCCGCACTAGCCACCAACTACGCCGAACTGGCCGCCGAACTGGCCGCCGACTCCGCCACCTTCGCCGCCCGCGCTTTCCAAGCCACCGCACTAGCCGACGGCGACCCCATCCTTGCGCGACGGAGACAGCGAGACACTTTGCTGAAGCTGATCAAGGAAGCCCCAATCACACTGGAGGAAAATTCATGACTGATTGCAAAACTAAAAACAATTCTGCCAAACTACCTGTTTGGGAGATGATTGCCCTTATGGTCGCTGCGGTGATTATTGGTGTTTGGTGGATACCTCAAAAATGGCAAGCATGTGGGCGTCTTTACGACAACATTCTTGCCCAATCTATTTGCCTTGCATTTGAAAAATAATGGCTCGCCCGCTAACTATCCAAACCAAGCGTCTTCCTTATGCTTTCCGAAGCCTTGCTGACAAAATATCAGATGGTGTGAACCAGATTCTTATGGTTGAAGTTACCGCTAACGACACTACAGTCGATTTGGGCCTATTGTGTGGAGAAGGCAGGCGAGAATTAGCTGCACATCTACGTGACGTTGCAAATGAACTTGACCCAATATTGCAAATGAACTTGACCCACAGAAGAACGACCAATGAAAATTAAATTTGGCGTTTACACTCGCTTGCAGTTTGCGCTGCTAGCCATTGTTAGCCCTCAACGTCTTGTGCAAGCTATAACAGCTGGCTTCCTGTCAGCTGTAGATTCAATGGAAGACGAAGAACTAAAAAAATTATTACAGGAGATGAACGATGCAAATTGACCCGCGCTTTCAGGTTGGCGTTTTAAGCCAGACCAGGGAGCCAGCCACGCTTTGCTGGCAGGCCATGCACCAGGACTATTCAGAGTCTTGGATTTTTCTTGAACGGTGTTTTGACCAACTACGGATCGAGTCAGAAGCTGGTGATCGAATCGTAAAGCACCTGCTTTTGGGAGGTCGCGGCCATTACGGCCCACTGGAACACGCCAGTATCACATTTGCTGTTGGCTATTTCCCTCACTCGGTAATCCAACAAGCTCGGACTCACAGGGTGGGCACCAGCTGGGACGTTCAGTCCATGCGCTACACCGGCCAGCGAATCGCTGCTGTGGCTGAGGGCATTGTTGATGTCGAAGAGGCGTTCTACCTGCGACCTGTTGGTGATTACACCAATCGCCAGGGCAAGCGATACACATACGACGAGCGGCTACGGGCCAAGGATCTGCAGCACTGCGAGGACTCTGCTCGGCGTTATAAAGAGGCGCTAGATGCTGGTATTTCGGAGGAGCACGCTAGAGGAGTGCTGCCGTTTGATTACCGACAGCATTTTGTCGTAACGTTCAACCTGCGCAGCCTTATGCACTTCCTCGACCTGCGGGGCAAGGCGGATGCGCAGATAGAAATTCATCAGATGTGCCAGTTGATGATGCCGCATTTCGCAGAGTGGATCGCGCCAGTTCACGACTGGTACACAAAAAATCGCTGGGGCAAAGCTCGTTTAGCGCCATGACAAAAGAATCACGCCATGACCACGGAGTACCTTTCAGCATGCATCCAGCACTAAATCCACATGAGCAGCAAGCCCGCGCTGACTACATCCACCGCCTTTACATCAACAGCGGGCGTACCAACGGCCTTTACACCGGGCTCTATCAAGAACGCATCCGGTATTTAGTCGCCATCGACCAGGCAGAGCATGCAGCCGCGTCCTCTAGCAGTAAATAAACCCCACCGGTGCCTCATAAAAGGCCGAGGCACCATCGAAGTCTTTACCACCGAGGACGGCAGTACTTGTTACCTAAGCTGCGCTGTCGGTATGTGCCGCTATTCCACCAACCTGCATCAAGCAGCGATCTACCTGGATCAGATGTTGCCTACTTCATAATAAGCCGTACTCTTACCTGTTAGTCTGAACCTGTCTGAACACAATAGAAGCTTCGTGGTAGATCGTGTCTATGGCCCCGACGGACTGAATGAACGGCAGCGCATCGCCGCCAACTACCTTGCTCGGGGCACCACCATCCGCGAGACAGCTCGCAAGATCGGTGTCAGCGAGAAATCGATCTACACCTGGCGTCAGCGAGCCCCAGTCCAGCAGGCCATCTCGCGCATCCAACAAGACATGCTTTCCGAGACCGGTGGCATGAACATCAGCACGATCCCTGACGCCATCAACATGCTGGACGCCATCATTAACGACGAAAACGCCCGGGCAGCTGATCGCATCGCGGCGGCTCGGACCCTGATGAGTGGAGCACAGGCTTATCAGGAACGTCGGATCCTCGAGCGTCAGATCCAGGATCTGGAGCGCCAGCTACTTCGCCTCACGGCGTACAACGACTCCGACGGACTTGAGCTCGTTTCCGAGACTGACGACGCCATTGACATCTGATGGCTTCTGTTTCTGCCCTCCGCAAGCGTGTAGAACGACTGCAGACAGAGCTGGAGCGACGTAAAGCGCGGGCTGCCAATTACGAGTCTGGTGTAGCCTCCACGTTGCCCACAGTCGCAAACTGGCCTGATTTCGCGCGCCGCACCTGGATTCGCACCAGCGGGACGGTGGCACCTTTTGACCCGTACGTGTACCAGGAAGATCTGGTCCGGTCCATCAACGCAAACCCCAATACACTCGTCAACAAGTCACGCCAGACCGGTGTTTCCGAAACTGTCTGCAATTACCTGCTCGACCGCGCGCTGACAGAACGAGGCTTCGCCGCGGTTGTCTTCAGCAAGACGCAGACGGACGCCTCCGAGCTCGGTCGACGTGTGCGTGCAATGGCGAACAGCCTGCGGGGCGAGACCATTCGCTACCTCACTGATAGCACTACACAGTTAGCGTTTGAAGGCCGGGGTACGCTGTATTTCCTGCCGGCCTCACCCCGCGCTGCCCGGGGCATCCCGAGCTGCTCCGTCCTGTTTATGGATGAGGCCGCCTTTCTTGAGGGCGCTGCAGAGATCTACCGCGGCGCCATGCCCACACTCTCCATGGTGGGTGACGCCGCCAAGGTGATCGTGGTCTCCACGCCCGACACCGAACAGGACTGGTTTGGCCAGCTCTGGCACACCGACGAAGGTAACTGGAACAAGGTCACCATTCACTACTCGCAGCACCCGATCTACGGGGCTGACCCCAGCTGGGCGCGTAAGACTCGTGAGTCTCGCCGCATGACCACGGCGGCATGGAACTCCGAGTACGAGCTTCAGTTTGGGGCCACTGATACCCAGATCTACCCCAATGAGCTGATTAATAAAGCCGCGAGGGGTCACTGGCGCGAGTGTGGGTCGATTAACCGTAGTTATGTCATAGGAATTGATCCCAATGCCGGAGGGAACGACTATTTCGTAGCAATGGTGATGGACATAACGTCCACGCCCTACGAGATCGTTGGTATGTACCGAGAGAATGGCAAGAGCACTGATTACAGCTTGAAGCATGTAAGTGAGCTAATAAAGGATTATATGCCTCAACGTGTAATTGTCGAGAAACAAGCGATGGGTGCTGTTATAGCTGAAGCATTGCAGCACATATTACCTAATTACGCCATTGAGACTTTCAATACGAGCAGGGCGTCCAAAACCGTAGCCACAGATCGCATTCTTTATATCCTCGAGCGCGATGAGTTGATCTTTCCCTCGGGCATTATTGCAGACGAGCTACGAGCGTTTCAACAGCAGGAGAACGGTGCTCGGCAGGCTGCTAGTGGAGCGCACGACGACACTGTGATGGCGCTGGCGTTTGCTTGCTCTTTAATTCCAGACACTCCAGCTACAGCAGGTTTCTTCGACAACATTTAGACCGTAGCCCAGTCTTGAGTCTCTGTATTTAACCAAACCTGGATTGCGTGCTCTCTGTATGGAGACCACCATTTCTGTTGTCTGAACCAATGGCGCCAGTCGCCTTCGCTTCCTTTTGCTTGGTTGCAGCAGATGCAGCAGCACACAAGGTTGTGCCTGTCGGTAGGCCCGCCTCGACTCCGAGGGCGCACATGGTCCAGCGTGTCTCCTGGGCGACCGCAATAAGCACAAAGGGACCCCCAGCTATTGAGGATCCCTTCGCGAAATTGCTGCTTGGCTTGCCGCTTGGTTAGGAGACTCGACCCATCGATTTGATGGTCAACCATTCCTTTTTGGGTGGCTTAATCAGTTTAACTGTCTGAACCGTAGTGCACGCCTAGAAGTCAGTTACCAGATACCAATATGCATTACCAGATCCAGCTGCGTGTTACCAGATACTCAAGTCAGTTACCGGAGCAATCTGTATCTGGTAACAGTAGCGCTAGGATCAACACAGCTCCCTTGAGCCCTTCATTCCATGGCCAATTCAACATCAGAAGACTACCGGAATGATGGTGCGTTAATTAATGCACTTACAGGTTTAGGCGTAGCTAAGAAAGACAAAACAGTTAGCACAAACGTACGCTTTAACACGCTTCTTACTGAAGCTGAACTCGAATCTCTATACACCAGTGGCATCCCACGTCGCTACGTTGATGCCATCAGTGACGAGATCCTGCGTCATGTACCTACCATCTCTTTAGGTGGGGACGCAGCGGCCGATAGTGCTGACTTGCGCGCCTCGTTTAATCAATATCTCCAGACAACACAGTTTCACTTCGCACTTTCTGAGGTTGTTAAGCTGCAACGCCTTTATGGAGGCGCCGGCCTGGTCCTGCTCGTCGATGACGGTGGGCAGCCTGAGGACCCGGTCGAAAACAAGCGCATCCGCGGAGTGCGCGGGTATATCCCGCTTTCGCGGCACGAACTGATCCCCGAAGACTTCTCCATTACGGACTACTCCCGTCCTTCGCACTACCGGATCACCACCAGTCAGCGCATCACGCCAGAGCAGACCAGCGGCTACGTCAATATTCGCGTGCACAGCTCTCGCGTAGCCCGCTTCGACGGTCTGTACCTGCCATGGAACATGCGCTCCCGCAACACAGGGTGGGGACAGTCTGTGCTGCAGCTGATCTGGGAATCATTCAAACGCTATGAGACCGCAATATCAGGCCTCGAAGCTATGGCGTCGGATGCCGACCTGTTCGTACACAAGATCCCCGGGCTTTTCAACCGTATCGCCGCTGGCCACGAAAGCGACCTGCGCAAACGGCTGGAGGCCAACAGCCTCAGCCGTAGCCTCTATGGCGGCATGGTGGTCGACACCGAAGAGGAACTGAGCTTCCTCAACCGAGCACTGAGCAATATCGCTACGGCTACGGACCCCTTCGTGAAGGATCTGCAGGCTTCCACGGGTTGGCCGGCTTCCATCCTGATGGGCGACAGCCCTGGTGGCTTGGGTAAGGAAGGCCGCTTCGAGGAGCGCATGTGGGCCTCATTGGTGGAGCAGTGGCAAGAGGTTTACTGCCGCACGCCTATCACAGAAGTCTTCAATTACATCCTGGCCTCGAGCGAAGGACCAACCCGAGGCCGTGTCCCCGAGTCCTGGTCGGTCCAGTTTCCCTCGGTCTTTACGCAGACCGACAAGGAGAAGGCCGAGCTGAGACAGCTCACGGCAGCTTCCGACATTCAGTACCTGCAATATGGGGTGCTCAACGCTCTAGAGGTCCGTGAGTCCCGCTTCAGCGGCACAGATTACAGCATCGATACAAAACTCAATGAAGTGATCACCGAGCGGCTCGCTATCTCCGCGGACGCTCAATTCCAATCGCAGATGGCCGGCTACCAAGCGCAGAAGCAAGCGGTGCAGCCAGCTGAAGCCGCAGCTGAGCGGCCGACAGCTTCCGAGGACGGGGAGCAAGGCATCTTGCCGCCCAACCGCGGGGAGCAAGGCATCTTGCCGCCCAACCGCGGGGACACGCACTTCGATTCCGCTGAAGGACTCCGCATTCGTATCACCCATCGTGTTGATGATGTCGTCGCTGGCCCGCTTGTCGGCCCTGACGGGCAGCGCATCGATAGTGGCTCTGCAGCTCCGATCCTGATCATTGGACCCCACCGCACTCGAGCACGGAAGCTTTACCGAGCGCGCTTCAGCCTTGATAGTGCTATTACGGACGGCCCTTACACCACAGGATTCAACGCACTCCGCGCTGCAAGGGCTGCGGTGCAGAAACTGTTTCCCGGGCAGAATGTAGTAGGGCTTTCACCGGTGCCCGATAACGAGGCCGATGCTTTCCGGGCCTACAACGAAGGGTACTGATCGATGACACAACCCAACATCACACCTCAAGGTTTTCGCACCGCGGCGTACCTGGAAACCAAGGCCCGGATGGATGCTGCGCGGAGCCGCTCTGGCAAGACTAGACGTCAGGTGACGTGCACACCGCCCAATGTGAAGTGTGGTGGCCGGTGCATTCCTCCAAACTGGGATTGCCGGTTAAAAGGTAAAGGCCCGGATTCACATCTCAGGGCAGTTCGTACAGATCCAATTAGTGGGTTGGCCAACATTGAGCGTGGGGTTAAGCGTATATCTAAAGGTGTGCGTAAAGGGAGCTTTTCTGAGATCGAAGGTGGCAAGCGTGCCATCGTTCGCGGGGTTGTGAAAGCCACTCCTGGTGACATCCAACGCAAGAAGAAACTGCAGGCTGATCTTGAGCGTCGTGCTGGAGGAATCGCTGCTGGTCTTGCAGTTGTTGGCTTTGGTTTATTCAGTCACAATCAACTGAAGCGAGCATCCTTCTACCGAGATGGAGTGGGTCGACAGATCGATGACGCGGTAGCGGCTGGGATTAATCGTGTACTGGATGCAACTCCTGTAATTCGTAGAGCGAGGGCAGAGCGACGTGCTGCTGGTAGTTCTGCTGCCGGTGAGGTAGTAGCTAGAGCAGCAGGAGAATCGGCTAGAGGCCCTGAGGCTATGCGAGGTGCCTTACTTAGTACGCCTACTCAGCTAGAACGTCGCGCAACAGAGTATGGAAATGCAAAAGTACTAGAGAATAAGATAAAAGCGTTAGATATTGAAGCTAAAGAGTTGAATATGAATGCTTCTACGTGGAGGCAGAAAAACCTAGAAACTTTTTGGGGAGCTACTCGTACTAACGCGGGGGGCGCAGGTGATGGAAGTACTTTTTCCGAGCCAGCTACAAATCAGTATTTATCTCGTCAGTTTGGCTTTAAACTTAAAAAAGGTGATGATGCTACAGCTGTACGGCGCTCTGTTGCTACTGCACTAAACCGTGAAGCGTTTAACTTACAAGCGTTAGCGCGACAAGAAGGTGTAAATCTTAAAGATGCTGATTCTCGCAATGCGTTTTTAAATCGGGTTGTAGGACCTGGCACAGCTAATTTCTCCGATGAGGCCCGAGCGCGTGCAGTCAGCAACCTCGACAGGATTATCGGAGATGCCCCCAGAGGTCGATCGACTGCAGTCAGCCGTAAGCAGCTTGCAGACACGTTTTACAGAGATACTCGTGATGGTTTTGACCGATATTTCGGAAGAATCGCTGATGAAGTTCGTCAACCTGCGGGTGCCGCGCTTTCAGCTGAGTCACGCAAAGCTGGTTACAGCGAGCTGTTGACTAGCGCACGTATCGGGCAATCGCGCTATTTAGCCAAGAGCTTGAACAAGCCTGAAGCAGTCGGAACCAAGATGGGGCAGGGCCTTAGTGATTTGGTAGCTAAGGAGTACTACTCCAGCAAGGTCATTGGTAGCCCTACGTTCACAGCCACAGATCGAGAGATCCGGCTCGCAGCATCCGAGCTCTCAGGGCGCAGCTTCAGCACTACAGCTCCTGCGGCTGACTATTTGCGGAGCAATGGCTTTGAACGTTTGACCACTCTGCGAAGCTCTCAAACCCGAGTCCGGTCAAGCACACCTTCACCAGAGAAGCCAGACCGCCCCGCTCGTCGGCGCTCTAATGCTCAGCGTATTGCTGATTTGATGCGACAGAAGAACAAGGATGGGACACCTCGGTACGCCACCCGCGAAGCTGCCGAGGCCGCTTTGAAGCGCATGCGGAAAGATGAGCTCCAACAAGCGCGCATTGATGCGTACTTAGCTGTAAGGGCGGACTTGCGGGGAAAGCCCTGTGGGGCCTCGCACATTCCGAAGGCGCATGAGTGCAGAAAAACAGCAAGCGGAAACTCTGCTTCTAAAAGTAAATCCTCTAAGTCCAGCAGCCGCGGTAAGAAACTGGCGCTTGCTGCAGGAGCCGCGGCTATTACAGGAGCGGCTGTTGTAGGCGGAAGGGCGGCGTTTAAAAATAGGCAGAATATACCTTTGTACAAAACCTCGGCAAAACATATCAACACTGGAATACAGAAGATGTCTTCTAAAAAAGTTAGGGACACGATTAGTAAGCTTCCTGAAAAATACCAAGGACCGGCCAGTAAACTATTAGGTAAAGCCAAAGTAGGTTTGGCTGTTGTCGCCGCAGACGCTCAAGGTCTTAAGCTGACAAAAGTAGATCCTACTAATAATTTCAGTACATTTAAAAATCCTCAAACCGGGCATGTCATGAGTGTCGGGGCTGTCGATGACACACTTGTCACATTTGTATCTACCCCTAGTGGTAAAGCGGGTTCTTTTGACAAGTTTGGTATCGCGTTTCAAACGGATCTAAGTTTTGATCAGAAAGAAGGGCTTAGCAGAGCACAGGGATTAGGTGTTGCAAAGCAAGTTAAGTCTATGTTTAAAGCGCAGCTCAATGAAATGCCTGAAAATGCAGTTTTATTCAACAACCCATATAAAGATGATGGTTTAGGCAACAAGCGTAATGCTATTTACAGGAAGTTCGGCTTTAAAGAGCTTAAGGGTGTTCGCGGTGGGAATATGTGGGCACTTAAAAACATGGGTAAACTCACTGAAATCCCAGATGAGCAAGCCGATTATGTCGCCAAACTCATTCGCGGCGACTCAGCTGATACCCGTGTTGATCTCAAGTGTGGCAAAGGCGCTATCTCTAAAGGCGAAAAGTGCCATGTCGGCCCAGCAACTAAAGTAAACACGGGTGCGCCGCAAACAGGTAAACGCACTAAGCGCTTAGCACTGGCTGCTGCTGCTATTGGTGGCACTGCCCTGGCGATCACCGCTCCAAAATGGACGCCAGCTGCCCAACGCATACGCAATAACGCGAAGCCGTTCGACAAGAACAACCCCCCTCAGGGAGCCACATACCTCACTGAGGGCGTTAGCGGTCGCACCTGGATCTCACAAGACGAGAAGTATGTAATTAAGACCCCAAAAGGCAAAGTAAACAAAGGAGCGTTCGCTAACGAAGTAAATACGCAGAATGCGTTGCATGCTGCGGGTATAAGCGTTCCCAAAATATACAACGCTGATCCTAAGAAAGGCGTAGTAATAATGGATTATCTAAAAAACTACAATACTGTTAAGTCACTTACACCGAAACAGCAAGGCATAGCGGTTCAAAGCGCACTACGCGAAGTAGAAAAGATGCACAGGCTCGGTTACTCCCATGGTGATCTTCACATGGGAAATGTTCTAACTAAAGGCAACGACATAAAACTGATTGATTTCGGCACTGCCGGACCTGTGACTAAGAACGGCATCTCTGATATAAATAACTTGATAAGTGCCGCAAAAGACACTAATGCTCCTCTTTTCACAGCTATGACAAACCGCAGAAAGGCACTACAGACCAAGATCAGTCAAGGCAAAGCGCTTAACCAAAAAGACCTGCTGGAGTTCCACGAAGCAGTGCGCAAAGACTTACGTCGTGCCTCCTAATGCAACTCTTTGAGCGCTACAACGCCGCCCTCCGCCGCTCCGAGGACGTCACAGTCACTCAGCTCAATCGTATTCTCGACCGCAGCTTCAACCGTTTAATCCGCCGCACCCGCATCCAGATTCGCAGTGGCAAGCCTGCCGCGGATCGCAATGTGGCTCTGCTGCAAGAGTTTCGCCAGCTTGTGCCTGCGTTCAACCCGCAGCGTACGGACGCCTACGACCGAGTTCTACGTGGCCTGCTCCGTAGCTCCCACCAGAAGGGCATCGGCGTGGCGAGCGACTCCATGCGTGAGCTCACTCCCTCTCGCCGGCGCATCGACGTCTCGATCCCTATCGAAGCAACCGTCGCCGCCGCGGCCCAGTCAAAGGGATACCTCCGGCGTCACGGTCAGACCTTCGCAGAGACTGCCACCGAACTCGTTGCACAAGGTGTGGCAGAAGGTCGTCCTACGGATGCTATTACAAAGGATCTGCGTCTTCGGCTTGGTGTAGTCAAATCTCGCGCTGATGTTATTGCCCGCACAGAATCACTGCGTGCTTACAACAGCGCCAGCAGTCAGTATTACGCAGTGAATGGAATTGACTTAGTGATGTGGTACGCCACCAGTGATGACCGTACGTGTCCTATCTGTAATGCCCGCGCTGGTCGTATCTACAAGCGTGTCATTGCAAAAGCTCCTTGCCATCCGAGGTGTCGATGTTATCTAGCTCCCTGGGATCCCGAGATCGCAGCAATTGATGACACCTACGCTGCGTTACCTCGGCGCCACCGTGAAGAAGTGACGAAAGTGGCAACTGTAGGCCCCGCTGATCTCAACAGAGCTGCAGTATTTGAGCAGTTAGCCCCGCAACCTTTTGATACGCAATAACACAAAGTAGCTATCCTGGAAAAGCCCATGTAAAGGCCGTTAGCATGCCTGCCGCCGCCCGCCGCTCCAAGCCAAAAGCCTACGAGAAGGGCATCCGCGAGGGCATGGCGATGGCCAAACGCTCCCGCGGTAATAAGCCTACTGAGGAAGAGGAGATGGACATGGGCATGAAGCCCGGCCACTCTCGTAAGCGGCGCAAACCGGCCGCCGACGGCTACGGCATGAAGAAGCCCATGGATGGCGACATGTATGGCAAGAAGCCCATGGATGCCGAGTGCGGCTGCGGTAAGAAAAAAGGCCGCAAGTGCGACGGCAGCTGCGGATCTATGCGTAAGCGCAGCGACTCCCTCACTCCGCAGGAATACCTGACCGCCTGTGAGATGGGTATCCAGGACCGCGGCGCGACCTACATCCGAGCTCGGTTGGACGTCGCTGAAGCTCGCAACGACCTGAAGTGCGGTAAAGGTGCCATTTCCGAGGGTGAAAAGTGTACTAAAGGCCCTGCTACCAAAGTCAGGCCTAAGAAGCCCAAATCGGGACTGAGACAAGCAGCGTCAAGCGGTGCTGTTCTCGGGGGGCTAGCCCTTCAAGCTGGTGCCACTGGCGTCGGACTAGGTAAATCACTCAGTGGTGATACTGCTGGAGCAGCCCGTGCTTTCCAAATTGCAGGAGCTGGGCAGGCATTAACTGCAGCCGGGGCACGTGGTATGGGCCTTAAGAAAGAAAGCAAACAAATACTTGCCAACGCGGCACTGTCTGTTGGTGCAGCCACAATGCTTCGCGAAGCTAAGACTGGTGAAATAGCCAGCGGACTGCGTAGGGGTCGCACAGCGCTGCAAACTCGTCGTCGTCGTAGGTCTCTGGAACGCGCTTTCCGTAAACCTTCTGCCATCCGTCCCTCTCGTCGTGACTCCATCTGGGCTGAGGGTTTTGAACCATGACTCTGACTCCTGCCTCACTTCACAGTGATGCAACCGGCAAAACCATCTTCGTCAACAAAGAGCTCCACGCCGCGGTAAAAGCCGCGGCCAAGCGCAAGTTCAAGATCTACCCGAGTGCGTACGCCAACGCCTGGATGGTGCGCGAGTACAAAAAGCGCGGCGGCAAGTTCCGCAATGACGGTCTGGACAAGTGGTTCAAGGAGAAATGGGTCCGCATGAGCAGCAGCGGCCGGATCCTCGGCCCCTGCGGTGACCGCTCCAAGGGTGAAGGTAAGCCTAAATGCCTACCAGCCGCCAAGGCCATGTCGCTTTCCCCCGCTGAACGCCGCCGCCTGGTCTCCCGCAAGCGGCGCGAAGACCCTCGCAAGGAGCGCAGCGGCGCCCCGGTGATGGTGAGCTCCAAGGCCGACACTTGGGCAGTGGGCTTTCACCAGTAGCACTTTCACCATGACTATTACTTCAGCCTTACTCCGTGCTGATAGCAAGGGCCGCCCCTGCGGGCAGAGCCACATCGCCCCTGCCAAGACATGCCGCAAAACAGGAGCGGGCTCGGGAGGCCAAGCTGCTGCAGTCGGGCTGACTGCCGGCGTTGTGGGCGCGGCCCTTCTACACAAAGGCAGTCGCAAAGCAATTCTCACCAGTCCCACAACGATGCGACGGGCGGCGCAGCGCGACGTAACAGAGGTTGTGCACCGGGCTACAGCTCGGAAACCCTCGATGCGGCTGACCCTTGGTGCTTTTGAGCAGATCAGACCTCTTTCCAAGACCGAGCGCCTTGGCCGGGCCGCGCGCTCCGCCAATGTGAAAGCTGAGAAGGCCATGCGCAGGGCAGCTCAATCTGAGATCGAACGCGGCATGGCTGTTGGTCAGGCCATGTATGCCGCAGGCAAAGCCGGGCGCGCCTCCCTCCGCAGTGGCGTGCGTTCTCACCGACTCACCGTGGAGAAACTCCGCCGCCGCTATGAACCTGGCTACCGTAAGCCGCGCCGTGACAGCCTCATTCAATATTACGCGCCGGTCCAGCTGCAGCTCCCGACGCGCCGTGACACTAAAGACGGCAAGAAATACAGCAAGAAGGTCCGCAACCCCACGACCGGCCGCACTCGTACTGTCCGCTACGGTGCCAAGGGGTACAAGATCGCCCCAGGCACTGCCAAAGGTGACCGCTACTGCGCCCGCAGCTTTGGCGATATGAAGTCCCACAACAAAAACTGCGCTGGCAAGGACCGCAATACACCGCTCTGCCTCTCGAGGACGAAATGGAAGTGCTCGGGGAAGACCAGCCGCCGCGATGAGGATTGACTAATGGGCCAACGCATTATTGACAATGACCGCTACGCGCTCGTTTGGGTGCGCAATGATGCTGAGCACCCGTTATCCGTACAAGGCGGCACCGGTACGGACGGAGATGCTTTTGGTCGTTTACGTATCAGTGCGCCCTTTACTCTGTTTGATAGCCAACACAGGTATCAAGAAAATGATAAGTGGGACACCGCAGTCAATGCAGGCGGTTCAACTACTTACGTCGCTAATGAAAGCTGCGTAAATTTAACAGTGCCGGTTACGTCCGGGGCCTACGTCTATCGCGAGACCAGGCGTGTGTTTCCTTACCAGCCCGGTAAGTCGCTACTCGCTATGTCTTCCTTTGTTTGCGCAACTGCCCAAACAAACCTTCGACAGCGCATCGGATATTTCGGCACCGAGAACGGCGTATATCTCGAGCAAGACGGAGACACCGTTTACTTTGTTCTTCGCAGCTCTGTCAGTGGCAGTGTGGTGAATACCCGTATCGCTCAAAGTAACTGGAACTTCGATACGTTTGATGGGACAGGTTTATCGGGGCGCGATTTAGACCTGGCTACAGCTCAAATTGTTTGGTTCGATCTCGAATGGTTAGGTGTCGGTGATGTTCGTTGCGGCTTCATCGTGGAGGGGCGCTTTAACCTGGCGCACACATTTCACAGCGACAATATCAACAGCACTACCTATATGACCACCGCTGTCTTACCGTTGAGACAGGAAATAGAGAACACCGGAGTCCTCACTACAGAAGCGACTGCCAAACAAATTTGCAACACCGTTGCATCCGAGGGCGGTTATCAAGGTTTTTCGCGGCAGCGCAGCGTATCCACTGGGTCTACACCAGTCACCCTTACAACTGCAGGCACTACTTATCCTATTATTGCTTTACGCCTCAATAGCGCACGCATTGATAGTGTTGTAATTCCAGCTAGTATTAGTGCAGCAGTAGAGCAAACCACCAATAACAAGCTCGATATTGTGGAGTTTCATCTAATTTTGAATCCCACATCGATTACTGGCGGCTCATGGAGCACGCACCCCGCTAATTTAGTGCAATACAACACAGGCATAACAAGCTACTTAGGAGGTGATGAGCTTATTAGCGGTTATTTAACTAGCGCGACTAAACTTGACTTAGGTGACATTAATAATTTTAATTTTCAACTCGGGCGAACCATAGCTGGTGTCAGTGACGTTTTCCTTATTGCCGCTACACCTACTAATGACGGCGGAAAACTGTTCTTAGATACTTCTTGGGTAGAAGTAATCTAGATGTCTCTTAGCAGTGATTGAAAAGTAATATCGTAAATTTCACATAAAGCTATGAGCTTCATTACTGATATTTCCACTTCTCCTTTTTCAAACCGCGAATAAGCCGCTTGACTTATTCCCAATTCCCCAGCCACTCTTAACTGAGTAAACCCTCGGTACTCACGCAATGCGCGGATGCGCCGGCACAGCGTCAACTGTCTGTGAATTGCCAACTGCGGTAGCCGTTCTTCGTATAAAGCTACCAAATTTCACAGTAACAGGTAAGATTTAACGCATGGAAACATCAGTAACCCGATACGATTTTGCGCCCATAACGGGAAGCGAGATCACACCGGAGGGTTATCTCCGAGTGTGGTCCCGCGCCGCCCGTGTAGGTACACAACTCTATCGTCGTGCTGATGGTTCCCAGGTCCGCGAGTACCGACCTCCTGAAGAGGTCAGTAACCCGGATTCTTTATCTACGTTCGGGATGAAACCCGCAACGTGGGGTCACCCTCCTGTTCTTCTCGATTCTCTAAACACTAAGAAGTTCCAAGTTGGCTATTCCGGTAGTCAAGTTAGGTACAACGATGGTTTTGTAGAAGTTGCGCTCCTTGTCACAGACGACGAAGCAATTGAAAAGATCAAGAGAAAGGATGCCAGCCAGGTATCTGCCGGTTACAAGGTCGATTTCGACCCGACCCCCGGGGTTACCCCTGAGGGCGAAGAGTATGCCGGCGTTCAGCGCAACATCCGTGTGAACCACATCGCCATCGTCCCCCGCGGCCGGGCTGGCCCGGAGGTTCGACTCTTGCTTGATCGTATGGATGCAGCTGATGCTGTAGCCAACCCCACCGAGCAAGAAATGGCGCCCCAGTCCAGTTCAACTGCATCTCCCGTTATGGCAACCGTCAAACTCGACGGCCTGGAGATCGATTTGCCCGCAGAAACAGCTAGTGCGGTCCAGTCCTACTCCCGGGACATGGGGCGCCAGCTGGAGGCTTTCGCCACCGAGCGCGATGAGCTTTCCAACAAGCTTGATTCTCTGCAGGCCGACTTCGATTCCCTGGCTCTCGAAAAAGAAGCCGCCGAAGGTCGTGCCGACGCTCTTGAAGAAGAGCTCGCGTCTTCCGACACCCCGCGCATCGATACCGCCGAGCTCGACCAGCTCGTCGCGGCGCGCCTGGATACCCTGCAGCGTCTGGCTCCCGCTTTTGCCGAGGACTTCACGTTCGACGGCATCGACGACGCCACGCTCTACACCCAGGCTTACGAGAACCTGACCGGTTCCGCACCTCGCGAAGACGCCGAGCCCGCCTACATCCAAGGCGTGGTCGAAGGCATCCTCGCTGCTCACGTTGATTCCGCAGAGGAACACGACGAAGAGGAAGAGGACTCCGAGAGCGAAACCATCAATCAGGACTCCGCTGACCGCGAAGACAGCACCAACGTTCTTCGTAACGCACTGAAAGGTGCCGGTCGCGGTGCCGCCGACCCTGTTTCTGCCTACCGGGCCAAGCAGGTTGAGGCTTGGAAACGTCCCCTCACCGCCACCAAGTAAGGAGTCCCTTCAATGGCCGTAACTTTCACCCCTACCACTGTCACCAGTCCTTCTGGTGCACAAGGCAGCTATCCGCTCGAACTGACCGCTGGTCACGAAGGCATGCTCGCTGATCTGCAGGCTTATGTGTCCCGCAGCTACTACAACCAGTCCGGTGCCGCTATTCCTTTCGGCTCCCTGGTTGCCACCGATAACACCCCCACCTCGAACGATCCGTTCGCGGTCGCCCTGGCCACCAGCGGCACTGGCGTTGTGGGCCTTGCCATCGACGGCATGACCTTCGAGGGCGTCAGCGGTTCTTCCGCCTACACCCCCAACCCCACCAACATCATCGCTGACGGTTCCTCCCGTGTTGGCTACCCCGACACTCAGACCGTCAACGTGCTGTCCAAGGGTGTTGTTTGGGTGTACAGCACCGCTGCCATCGCGCTCGGTGATGCCGTGCGTTTCTTCGGTGTTGACCATTCCGGCACTGTGGATGGCGCCTACGTAGGCCGCTTTACTGACACCGCCGTAGCTAACAAGACCTTCGCTTTGACCGGCGGAGCTCGTTGGCTGTCGGAAACCAGTGGCGCAGGTCTGGTACTCCTGGAGATCGACATCCCCGGGGTAACTTTCACCGCCGACACTTGATCACGGAGCCCCTCCAATGACTTCAGAAATCCGTAATGACGAGGTCGGTCTCTTTCTCGCCCGCGAACTGGAAACCATCCTGGCTCGCACCTTCGAGGTTGAGTACGCCGACATCAAATACAGCGCGATCATCCCCGTCTCATCCGAGGTGGGCAATGGCGCTGATTCCTACACCTATCGCGTCTTCGACAAGCAAGGCTCGATGAAGGTGATTGGCGACAAGGCCAAGGATCTGCCTCGGGCAGACGTGCTCCGTAAGGAGGTCACGCACCCGATCCGCTCCCTGGGTGGTTCTTTCGCCTACACCGTGCAGGAAACCCGCGCCGCCGCCATGGTGCCGGGTATGAACCTCGAGCAACGCCGCGCCAACGCTGTGCGGCGTGCTTACGAGGAAAAAGTTCAAGAGATCGCCTATTTTGGCGAGGCTCCTTCAGGCATGAAGGGCTTCTTCAATAACGATCAGGTGGACAAGCTTGTGCCGGATCATTGGTTCGACACTTCTGACATCACCACCGATGAGATGCTGCAGCTGCTCAACGAGGCTCCCACTCGTCTTGTGCAGAACAGCAACATGAAGGAGATGCCCAACACGATGTTGGTGCCCTACGACGTGTATCGCGTCATCTCTACAACCCCACGCAGCACTACCTCCGACACCACGGTGATGGAGTTCTTCCTGCGTACGAACCCGATGATCACCGCCATCGAGCCCATCAACGAGCTCGAGGCTTCCAAGTCTGGCGGCTTCTTGTCCAAGGACCGGATCATCTGCTACGACCGCAGCCCCGACAAGCTGCAGCTGCACATTCCGCAGCCTCTCGAGTTCTTCCCCCCTGTGCGGCAGGAGCTTGAGTTCACCGTGGCAGCTCATGCTCGCACCGGCGGCATGTCCCTCTACTACCCCAAGAGCGCACTTGTGCTCGAAAAGGCCTGATAAAGGTCGGTAAGCTGATGCTTGCTTTTTTGGCTCTTTCACCTCTGTAGTAATGATTCTCGTTTATCGACCTGAACTCGAAAGTCCTCCGATGGACAAAGAGTGCACGATTAGCTTCTCTTTCATTGAAGAGAAGGGACAGCCATCTAACATCAAGGTCACGTCTGGAGTCAATCGTGCTTTCCCCGAAGCCATTTGGGAGAAAATCAAGAACTACGATTACGTCAAGTCCCTGCTCAAACTCGGTGCACTCCGCGTCGAGGAAGAGGAGAAAGCTGTGGTTGCTGAAGCTTCCCCAGCTGAAACGGACTCCCTTGCCGATATGCCTGTAACTCAGGCCATGAGTCTTGTGGAGAACAGCTTCGACGTCACCCAGCTTCGCCGCTGGGAGGGAGGTGAGCAACGCATCCGCGTCATCAACGCGATTAACAAGCGCGTCGCGGCCATTTCGGAAGGCAAGGGCTGATGGCTGTCCCCACCTCAAGCGATTTCCTGGCTCGGTTCCCCGAGTTCGGTGAGCTCACTCTCACCATTGTCGAGGGAGCGATCGCAGAGGCGGGGCGTGCCACCCCAGAAACTCAATGGGGCGAAGTCCACACCGAGGCTGTCAGCTATCTGGCAGCCCATAGCCTCTCCACCCGGGTGATGCAAGTCGGCCTTCAGGTCGGCAGTCAATCAGGACAACCTTTCGGCACCGGTTTCAAAGCCAGTCTTTATGGACAGGAGTATGAACGGCTGAAAGACACATTGCCTTTATCTGGCTTCGCGCTGTAGCTATGGCTATTTCCGCCACCACTATTGCCAACTACGCCCCTTGGGGGAATGCTCAGCTGGCTTTCGAGGTCGGTGGAACCCAGCTCAGCGTGGATCCAGCTACCGGAAACACGATTCAAACGTCTGAGACTGTCGAATACCTGGCAGCTTTAAACCTTGAAGCCCCTTCTTGGAATGGGCAGTCAGGTGCTGACAACTCTAGTTACAACTGCAGTGGTCGGTTACTAAATCCTGCGCGTTTAGACACGCGGATTACCAATGGCAGTCAAGCTGAAGCCGTCATTAACGGTTATCACGGCCGTTTTGAGCTCGTTTTTGAGCTCAATATGGACAACGCTGCTTATCAGGATATTCGGCAATCTATTCAAGGCACATTTCGTGTAATTGGAGGTCCGAGCAATGGCTAAGCGTCCGCTCAACAACCAGCTCCGCGCTGCCGCTGCCCAGGCCACGCAGCAACTCGCCAGCTGGCTCGATACCCGCTTCACGGAGGAGATTTCCGCCGCCAAGTGGAGCTACCCCACCCCGCCACAAGTGCGGGACATCGTTGACACCGGCCGCCTTCGCGCCAGCCAGACGCGCGTCATCAATCCAGATGGCTCGATCACGTTCACCTGGCCTGTGGAGTACGCCGCGCAAGTCCACGAGGGCGGAGTTTCTACCTCTGGGCTCCGGTTCCCCGGGCGCCCTTGGACGAAAGCTCCTCTGGAGGAGGCCCCCGCACAGTTTCAGCGTTTTGCACAAGAAGCGCTGAGGAGGCAGCAACAGTGACTGCCATCACCGCATGCCCTCAGGTCCGAGATGTACGCACGACCATCGAGCGCTACATCCTGAACCTTTACGAGAGCGACGGAACCACCTTGCGTCCTGAAGCCGACTGGCCGGGGTACTACTCACTGCCTGATGGCACTCGTATCCCAGCGGTTTACGTCGTCGGGGTCTACATGGTGCCTTCTGACTGGGTAGTCACCGGTATCGAGTGCACGATTTCGGACATGCCTGAGATCACTTCACCTGGCTCTGTCGGAGCCGTTGTGTCCTTCGAGCGCTGGCCGATTCGTTTTACCAACTACGGCACGCAAAAGGGAACACGTATGGCAACTACATTGCTGGACATCAGCAGACGTTTGGCTCGCGTTTTCCCCCGGGACCGTGCTACCCCCACGCCCCGGACTGAGGCCACCTATGAGGCCTTGACGGTATCCGTTCTTGGACCCGTTCTCAATCCCCCGATCCCCTAAGGAGTACAAACCATGGCTGATTACGCCATCGGGCTGTCTTTCCACAAGGCTCACCGGACCCTTGTCCGCGCCGTGGACTTGACCCCACCCTGCCGTTATTTCGCTACGCGCGACACCGCCGGCCTGATTACCCTGCCCTCCCTTGACGCCGGCTCCAGATACGTCGAAATGCAAGGTGTGAGCAACACCTCCTTCGCCATCAACGACAACAACCAGGAGTTCCGTCTTCTGGGCGACGATGGCTGGGGTGATTCGCTGATCACCAGTTCTACGGTGCAGGCATCTGTGACTGCCTACTTCCTGAAGAACACAGAAACCCCTGCCGGGCAGAACTGCCCCCAGTTCCGTGGTGCTTACGAAGAAGGTTTCAGCCTCATCGAAAAAGCTCGCTACAACAAGGATTACGAGATCTACGTTGAGTTTCTGAAGGAGCTCGGGCAGACTTACGGTCAATCCGGCAACTACATGTATGACTTCACCGGCTTCAACGCCGTGGTGATGAACTACAACGAAAACCTTACAGCTGAAGGTCTCACTGAGGTGTCCTTCGACCTCATGTCTCGAGGGAGTCCAGTGTTCGGCCTCTATGACGCTGGCTCCACGCAGCTCGCCTTTGGTGGGGTGCAGTCCAGCTTGCTGTTCACCGCAGCCAACTCCGGTGATCGCCGCTACGCCGTGGTTCCCGCAGCCAATGCGGACTCGATTGATGTGACCGATAACCTCACTGTCACTTACACCAGCGACGGTGCGGCCGCCCTCGCGCAGCTCAACCTGGGCCAAACCGATGGAGGGGGCTTCCGCCTCGAGGTCGCAGACACCGGTGTCCTTGCACCTGCCACTGTCACCTTGGGCGGTGTGGGGAGCAACGTGATCACTATCAACCCCACTGCCGACCTGGCTGCTGACACCATCTACCGCCTCCGTGTGGCAGACGGCGCCATCAAGCAGGCCCTCGACGGCAGCGGTAACCCTTCTGCATCTGGTGTGCTTTTCTCACTTGAAGGCTTCACAAGCCTCTTCAAAACCGCTTAGCAGTCAGACTGAGGAGGAGCCAATCCTTTAGCCCTGCTTTTGCGGGGCTTTTTTTTTAGACAATCCGATGCAACACGACCTTCTGATGGACGCTGCCCACATGGTGTATGCAGTGAATTGCCAAGAACAAGACGACGCACTGCACTGCGGCGCCCTGTTCCTGGAACCCCTGATCCCCTTCAAGTCTATACGCCTAGCGTATGAAACTGCTAGCGTTATGGTTGAATTGCCTACCGAGCTCGTTAATCAACCCGAGCCTTTTAGGTCGTGGTCCATTGATCTTCCTTTAGCCCATGTCTAAGTACGCGTCTCTGCTCTTTTCTCCTGAGAAGTACCACGAAATTGGTCCTTTCCGATTTCCGGTGTACCGCGACCTCGTCCCGGGTGAAGCTAAGGGTATTGAAGAGATAGGTCGTAAACAATCCAAATCGACATTCCGTTCGCTTAAACTCGCTAAGCGTATTGCACATGATAAAAAAATCACAACAAAAGAAGCAATTGATCTTCTTGGTAGTTCCGATGAAGAGAATCAGGAGCTCCTGTACGATTATGCCAGCGAACTTGAAGAGTTACAGCGTGATTCGGTAGGTGCAGTAGAGCAGCAAATCTCTTTTGTTACGCTTTTCATGCAATATCGCGGTGAAGCAAAACTACCCGGAAGTTCAGGCACTCGTACGAAAGATTGGCAAAAGCTCTCCGATTGGACTGAGGCCGACACCGAGGCCATTCCTAGACGCTTAATGGAGAAGGTCTTCGAGATGGTTACCTGGGAGCGCGATGGTTGGCCAAGTGAAACCTTGTCGGAGGGAAACGCCCCGAAGCTCGAAGAGCCGAGCTGAGCCCCGAGCAAATACTGAAGAATGCCGAGGACACGCTCCGGGCTCCACTGGTGGACTGGGACACGGTCTATTTCCGAGTTAGGTCCTCTGTCATCGGAGGTGATTTCACCCCCGAGCGCTTTCTTCGCACTCCAATCAGCACAATTCGCTGGTTGCTGCGGCAGATCGACGACCATGACTGTGCACATGCCAATACACATAGCGTGACCGCAGCGCGCCTCACCGGTGTGCTTATACAGGTTGCTCATGGGTTTTCCGGGTCCAAACGACCTGCACCCAAGACCCAGCCCCGTGAGTTTCTCCCCTTCCCTGATTGGAAGCCTGAGGCTGCTACTGCCGACGGCCCCGACGCGCCCACCAAGTTTGTTCTTTCCGAGCTCGTCCGTAAACGCCAGATTCCTTTGCATGTCTACGCCGCCTTAGCAGCTAGCGCTTCCGATTCTGCGTAACATACGAGTAGCGCATAGTTTCTCGTGTCTGATTTTCGGCTCAACGTAATAGCTGATACTAAGGCCGCTGAACGTGGGCTAAAGCAAGTAGCGCAGGTAGCAGATAAAGCCACAAGAGAACGCAAACTTAATATCGACTTACGCGCGCTTAATAAAGGGCTAAGCAATATCAGCGGTGATATAAAATCAGCAACAAACAATATTAAAACATTTTACAGAGTAAGTAAAAATATCCCGGGTATAGGTGACAAAGTTGACCAATTTGAAAAGCTAGCTAAAAGCTCCGCAGAAGCAGCCAAAACAGGTGCTGCCTTAAAGGAGACCTCAAAAGCAGGCGGCATTCTTGCCACTAGCTTTCAGCTAGCTGCATCTAAAGGTAACCAGCTAATTACAGTATTAGCTAAATTAGGTCTTGCTACATTCGCAATAAAAGAAGCTGTAAACATACTACAGTCAGCATGGAACGGCTTTTTTAATAACACAATAGGTCGTGAGATAAAGCTGCGCGAGACTATTCTTAAAACACAGACAACACTTGCATCTACTAATAAAGTATTTGCTGATGGTAAAGAGATTACAGATCCCTACCAAAAGATCCTAACGCTCACAGGCGCGGTAAAAAAGAATATTGATTCCATCCGAGAACGGTCTATCGCCTTAGCTGGCGTGACCTCAAATGAGGTTATTGAAGTCTTTGGTATTGTTGCTGCGCAAGTCGGTATAATTGGAGGCGGCCTAAAAGAAGCTGAAGATCTGGCGATTAACTTTGCTGCGGCACTTGGTACTTTTGGTATCCCTCTTTATCAGGCTCGTCAAGAAATTGGTTCTATTCTTCGTGCTGACATCACCCTGGATTCGTACCTAGCTAAAGCACTAGGTATTACAAACGACGATATTACAAAAGCAAAAACAGCTTCCGGTGGTGTAGTCAAGTTCCTCGAAGAGCGTCTTTCTGCTGCCGTAGCAGGCCAAAGGATCGCTGCTGAGGGATTTTCGGGTGTTGTCTCTAACATCGCTGACCTCGGTGAGCTGATCGGGCAAAACTTCGGGCGCGGGCTACTCGATCCCCTGCTTGCTGGCCTGTCCTCTGTCTTTGAATCGCTATTCCGCATTCGCAAGCAGCTTTTTGATATTGCTTCTGCGGCTGGGAAGGCTGTTGGGACTTCTGGTCGCCTCATTGTCGGGCTCACTGCCGGCCGCACAGGTATAGGCTCCGGTGATCCAAGCAAAGCGGCAGCGTCCGCCGCCAAGGTGGCGGAGCTTGGGTTTACGAAGCTTGAAGAAGTGGCTCAACGCACCGTCGGTGCACTGGCTCAAGCAATTGAGGCTTTAAAACCCACCGCGCTAATCCTTGTCGACGCTTTCAAGAACATTGCCGAAGCTTTCGTCAGGATCAAAGTCGGCACCTTTGAGGCGCTTGCATCTGCCCTTGCCAATATCGCCAGCGTAGTGGGCGCGCTTGCCCCGAGCCTTGCGACCGTATTCAACCTCTATGCGCGTTTCCTTAACACGCCCCTCGTCCAGTATTTCTCCGAGGTCGCTGCTGTTCTTGGTCTCCTCAAGCGCGTAGGATTCGACGCGCTAACTCAGTTAGCACTATTCGGTAAGTTTATTTTAAGTAGTGTAATACCTGCTGTAGGTGGTTTAGGTACTACGCTAGGTGTACTTGTAGCCTCTATTGCGGCAGTAGTTGTAGCGTTAGGTAAACTAATACTTGTGCTTGCCGGACTGGCTACAGCACTTGTAGGCCCGGCTACGCTTATTCCAGCTGTGGCCGTTGCACTTAAGGCATTAAGCGTCGAACTAGTTACTGTTGGTAAACAAGCAGTAAGTTCAGGCACTAAATTAAACGTAACTGCTGCTAGCTTCCGTGGCCTTGGAGCCAGTGCTAAAGCCGCCGGTTTATCCATTCTTAAATCGCTGGGCTGGATAGCTGTCATTCAGGTGGGCCTATCCGTCCTTATAGACCTTTTTGGACGTTTTCGCCGCGTTCAAGAAAATCAAAGATCGAACGAGCGAGCAGCTGAAGCGTTACGTCGTTTGCAGACCACGTACAAAGACGTGGGGGATGAAGCTAGCAGTGCCACTAAAGCAGCTCGTGATTTTGAGCAAGCTATTGTTAATTCTAATTATAGTCGTAATATAAAGGAGTTAGATGAAGTAAGAGAGAAAATAAAAAAAGTAAAGGAAGAGCTCAAACCCGGTATTCAAAGTTTTGGTGAGTTCCTATCCGCCGTATCTGGCGCCGAAATAGGACGTTTTGAGGAACGCGCCCGGGAAAAACTGAAAAAGCTAGGAAAAGAAGAAGCCGCGATTACAGCGCAGCTCAGGGGTGTAGACGCTCTGCGTGATCGTGAACAAGCTGAAAAAGATGTCAAGCTCCTGGCCAACAAACGTAAAAATCTCGAAAAACAGATTTTTGAGCTCCGCCGCAAGTTCGACAACGACCTATTCGGACAGCGCCAGTCTCTAGCCCAAAAAGAAGTCCAAATTTTCCGCCTCGCCGGCGAGATGCGCATCAAGCAGATCGAAAAGGCCAACGCCAAGCTTCTCGAAGGAGAAGAAGGTGCTTCTCGTGCTGCTCTGGAAGCCCTCGACAACTACATCGCCACCCGAGAGCGTGGAGAGCTTCAGATCGAGGCGGCCAAGAAGACACTTGTCATTGAGCTTGCGAATTTAGAAAAAAACGTCAGCGACTATCGCTACGAGACTGAGAAGAAGATCGCAGACCTTCGCAAAAAGTCCGCGGATTATGAGAAGGACTCTGCCGATGCGCGGCAACGGGCTGCCGGCGGTACTACACCCGCTGCCTCTGGTGTATCTGCTGGTTTCTTGGTTGGAAGCACAGGGCGTAGCACCGGACCTCACCTTGACATACGAAGCCCCACCGGCAATAAGCAGGCTGTCGTTGATGAGGCAACCGCCATCATCAAGGCTTGGCAAGGTCAGGGACTCGAGTACATCCAGCTGAGCAATGCCAAGATCGATGTCAAGAATATGTTTGACGAAGCCGAGCTGCGTAAAGCACTGGCTCGAGAGCAGGAAGTGCACGGCAGGCGCTCTGGTGGTGGTGCTATTGACATTGCTGTACCTGCTGGCACGCTCGTCCCTACACCTGTAGGTACGCCTTCCTTAGGTGGTGCGGTCGGCGTCCAAGCCACTTCTCTTAAAACAGGCAATATTTTCCTTCACGGGAGCCGAGCGTCGACAGCGAGCCCAACTGGGCCACAAGCTGCTCGTGCTAGCGAAAACCAGGCAGCTTCCACTGCAAATACTGAGCTTCCTGACGCAGCTGCGACTACGCAACGCTACGCCGAAGCTGTGAGCAACGTGGCTAGCGCCATGGACCGCGTACGTTTGTTGCAGGTCGCAATCACCGAAGCACAGACTGTGGAAGCCTTTGAGCGCATCGCCAAAGCAGCGTTCCCAAAAGTCGCAGTTGAGCAGTACGAGGATCAGCTTGCAGAGCTCAAATTCACTTACGACGCAGTTTCAACCAACGCTGATGCTGCTTTCACTCCAGCGCGCACCGCTCTTGAAGCAGCGAACCTAGCTCAGATCGCAATTTCCGCCCGCGAGCTGGATGAGATCAAAGCAGGGATCAATAACCGCGAGCAGTTAAGTGAAAGCGAGCGCAAGCGTGCGATGGATGCCGTGCTGAAGCAGAGTGAGGTGTATATGACCAAGCTCGAGAGAATCAACGAGCTAAAGCGCGAGAGGCTTGGCGTGGAGGAAGCCACGCAGTTCATTCAGCAAAGCGCGCTTCAAGTAAGGGACATCGAGAGCGAAATTGAAAATCTTAAATTACGTAACAGGTTGCAAGCTGAAGGAGTCGCTCCCGAGCTGATTCAAGCCGAGCTTAAAAAGCTCGAAATTCTGCGGGAAAGGAACCGCTTGTTGAAGCAAGCGACTCCCGAACAGCAGGTAGCTATCAGCGCTGCTGCTGAGAGTCAAGCAACTGCTGTGGATGCTCGTGCTCAAGCAGCGCTCGAGCCTGGCGTCAAGATTGCCAATTTCATAGGGGACGCCAAACGGGAGCTTGAAGATCTTGAGGCGCTGTCAATTCGGGTCTCACAGAGTATTGGAAATGCTGTGGGTAGCGCTCTCACAGATGGCGTTGTGGGTCTGATTGAAGGCACAAAGACAGCTCAAGAAGTCTTTTCTGACTTTTTGAAAGACATAGGGCAGATCCTGCTTAGGGAAGCTGCGAAGATGATCGCAACGTACATAGCTATTGGTCTGGCCAAAGCTTTTGCAGGTTTAAGTGGCGGCGGCAGCAGCCCCGGAATCCAGAGAGCATTGGACGTGACCCCAAAGACGGGAGCAGCGGCAACTTCGGCGCTGAACAACTTTTTATCACCTAGAGCCAACGGCGGCCCAGTTAGCGCAAATAAGCCGTATATCGTTGGCGAACGTGGAATGGAGCTTTTTGTTCCACAAACTTCAGGTACGGTACTGTCTAATAGCGATACTCGTAAGCAGCTAACGCAACAAGATTCTGCAATGCGTAGCACTGAAGCGGCCCGTCAGCAGCTGAACACGCAAAGAAACACAATGATTACCAACAGCACCCGCGAAACAGAACGCATGACCGAAATGATGTTGTCAAATTCAGCTCCGATTGACGTGAGGTATGAATCCACTGTTATCAATAATGTTGAATACGTTACAGCAGAACAGCATCGTCAGGGCATGGCTCAGGCGGCTGAACGCGGCAGATCGCTGACACTTTCGGCTTTACAAGGTAGTGTTAAGACAAGAAAAAAAGTAGGACTTAGCTAATGAGCACATTTGCCTTTGTCAACTATGCACGGTTTATGGAGGATTCTTCGACGCCAACCGTTTACGCTTATCAGAATTTTTCAGTCAATTTAACAAGAACTTACAGCGGAGTCACATATAGCTTTATGCCCTTTGCTGTTTCGACTGGTGCAGGCAGTAAAGGCGGCGACCGATCCGAAGCAGTGCTAGGCGCTGCCACTAACGAAATCAGCGTAAACATATTTGCAGAAGCCGTTCAAAGCAGATGGCTAGTTGGATCTAAAAACTGTCAGCCTCGATGTGACGAACTTTAGTGATGTTGCACTGATTCGATCTGAGCTATGGCGTGTCGCTAGTTACGACATGGATACAGAGAAGTGCTGTTGAAACTAACTTCACCGCTGGATGCTGTTGCGTCAGACGTTCCAAGGCGTGTCTTGAACACCAAACTTGTTGGGGCGTTACCAACATCTGGTTCGTTGGTCGTTAGCTGATGATTGATTGGAAGCCCGTGGGTTGGCCTGCCTCATGCATTCGGTGAGCACCCGAAGCATGGCTCGGGGTGCTGATTGTGTGGTCATGGTCTGGGCGATATTGGATTCAGTTGGTGTTTATCACCCACCGTTTGATTACAAGTGGATGGAATTAGCAACTGCAGGTAAATGGGAAGAATTGCAGGCGCTATGGAATGAAGCAACGGAGGTATTGCCAGAAATGGAAGAGCATGCAGTTTGCATGTTTGAAAATGGCGCAAGCGGTCTTGGTGTCGGTATCGTAGTAGAGAACGGCGTTTTAGTTGTCCATCACAAGCGTGGCGTGTGCTGGTTGCCGCCACGAGCCATGCGAGAATCTCAGTATCGTCGATTTGTGAAATGAGCAGCCTACTTCCATCTGATAAGTATCTTGCCTCAATGCTGGGGCTAACGGATGAGGAGTATTCCTGGTTTAAGGCTGAGGTGCGAAAGCGCAGCGCAGAAGCTCCTGAACCTGCCGTAGTGGCGGGGACTTTTGATGTTGCTTTAGCGATTGCAATCGTTAATTTAGTGATTGGCGTCGGCACTGTTGTTGTTTCGACGCTGCTAAGACCCAAGCCGTCATTTGATCAAAACGAACCAGGGCAGACCACCCGAACTAAGGGCGACAAGCAGCGGCGGCCAAACAACAACACAGAACCAACGCTATGCACCAAGATACGGCTTCAATTCAACGCAAGAGATTTCAACTTTAGGATCAGTTATTCCGCTTGTTTATACAAACAAAGAAACGATTGCATCCTATTGTCTATGGTGGCGTTCGAGTTAATACGCAGCTGCTCTGGTCGCAGATTTATAGCCTGGGTGGATCGCAGATGCTACGGGCGATCTTTCTGGTCGGTGAGGGACCAATAGCCGCTATTGAGCCCAGCAATTTTGCGTCTGGTGGCAATACTTTAACTAGCTATGACTTTGGCAATACAACTGCCAACCAGATTGGTTCGAGGATGGCAGTATACGCAAGATATGCAAGTGGTCTTACAACTCGTATTGCACCAGGAGATCACGTTTACGGGCGAAGTGCAAGCGAAGACATAGGAAATAGCAGCAACTTAGCCGGTTCAGAAGTGTTTGGCGTTCGTGTCGGAAATAATATAACTCAGCATTTTTCCGCGACTCAGAAGCCAGCTAACCAGACAACATTTGGTGTGTACGCTTTTTGCGGCAATGATTTTGGGATGCGTCCTAACCCGACGTTTGAGCCGCAGGTACGGGCACAGCTGCTACCTGAAGGCGACGAGGGAAAGACTGAAGTTAAATGCGTATTAGACGAGGCAAAATACGCAAGCCGCAAAAAGGCTCAAGCATTTTATGGATCGCGCAGCGGGATCACGTCTTCAGGGCTGGGAGCTATCGGTGGCACAACCACTTATAAGCTTTTTTCTTCAAGTGACAAGGACACTATTTTTAGTCGTGACATTGAAGATCTTACAAATACAGGTTCATGGGTAATCGAAAAAGAGCTAATTACTGCAGAAACTCCAGCGGGTTATGTAAAGCAGTTTGATACAGGATCGGGCTCCAACAAAAAGGCTGTTTCTCGTTTCAAAAGCAGCAACATTGAAAATTTAGCTCAAAGCCTTCTAAACAGGCTGAGTGTAAGCATTACTACAGTAGTTGTAGGCAATAGCGTTACTGTTGCATGGCCGGGAACTACCAGAATTGACCCCACAAACGTAGGAGGATCAAATAAGGCATATATTGCCGTGAATATTTCTTTTAATAGCAGCGGTCTGGACAGCATTAGTAACAACGACGCAGTTGACACAGAGCTTGAATTACTCAAGGCAAGTAAGTTTAAGCTTAGATTTAAAAATGATCTTACCGCTGACGATCCCGAAGATGACATAAAAGTAGTTCAGTTTCACAAAATCCTTATAGAAGACGACACCCAGCAAGAAATCGGGCTTACAGCTCCTTCTACAAGCACAACAAGCATTGACGGGACAACTGTTCTTACTTCTGTTACGTTTCCACAGCTTGACGTTACAACATCTCAGGTGTATCCAAAGTTTAAATTTGATCGTAATACTGCGACTTGGCAGGGTCCAGGGACGACTAGCAACTCATTCACTTTTGTAAGTTGGTTTTCTATTAAAGACGCATATGTCGAGAAATGCAAGGACATTGCCTCTGTCGTCGCAGGCCGTCAACAAAGCTGGGATGATTCTATTGTTGTAGGAGAGTTGTATAAAATTGGTACTGGATTGGCAATTTGTACTAACAGAACCAATGGACCATTTAAGTCTGAAGTTGACGGAGCGACACTAACTGTTGAGGCAACATTCAAAACAGTCCGTACCGGAGTCGTTACCACAAATAGTCAATCACAAATAGAAAAAGACGGCGACACATGGCTTAACCAGTTGCTTGCTGGTAGTGGTCCTGAGCCTCGTAATGTCGCAACAACTGATGGCCATATTATGCGTTGTGCTATTGCAAGCGTATCAACAACAAGGCCGTGTAAAACAGTTGAGTTTGGCATCAGATCTACCTTAGGCACACGCATTAACGGGCTAACTAATTTTGACACTTCCAAAGGTTATGACGAGTGCGATAACCGCGCGTGCTTGGATTACAAAGGAAATATTTTAAACGAAGGCACGGTTTTATACACTGACATACATTCTTCAAACCTTGTCTCAACAACTACTGAACGGTATAGTTTTTTCTACATTAGCTATCGAGTTGCCGGAACTTCTGGAGCATTTACCCGCCTAAATAACGCATACGGGATTCGGGGCGCAACGTCACAACAAATATTTAATTACATTCAGCTTGATATGCCTAGCGTCAAGCAATGGGAGTTCCAGATTGAACCGCTTACGGGATACGAAGTTCGCAATCATGTAACAAGTAATTTATACGTTTTAGACGCAAGTTACATATTTGGAACTACCCAACTGGTTTCGGAAACAGGTGGCATTAGCGTGCTGTTTACAGGCATACAAATCACAAAAAGTGCAGACACGTTTGCGATCAGCATTGGCCGCAGACCATCCGCTGAGGGGCAATTAAACTACCCACAAACAGATGCAGATTTCAGCAACGGCGATACTTCGTTAATAGACACTTGGGGCAAATTGGCTGAAAGTTTTGTGTATGAAGAAATTACATCTTCTGCCGAGACAGGGCCAGAACATGAAATTGTTTACATTAATGAGATAGTACCAAACTCTACTCAAGCAAATTACGACAACCTCGCATTAGTAGGCGTCAACATAAATTCGTCAGTGGAATGGCAACAATTCAATCAATTTAGTTGTTACGTGACTGGCGGTAAAACCTGCCGTCAACTGCGAAGCAGCTTAGCTGTAGGAGCAACGCATTTGCTTCCAGATATTGTGCTGGATTTAATGACCAACAGCACCTATGGGAGAGGCGATTTAATTACTGACGACATGGTGAATTTCCCTGAGTTTACAGCTGCAGCTAACTGGTGTTACTCCCGCAAATATTTCTTTGACGGTGTAATAGCTGACAAGATTAACATCCGTCAATGGTGCGCTGATGTTGCAGCAACACACCTGTTAATTTTTGGCGAGTCTGACGGCAAGTTTTTCCTGCGTCCAGCTCTGCAGTTCGATGCTGTGGCAATCACGGGCCTGTTTACTGCAGGCAATATCGTCGAAAATAGCTTCAAGCTTCAGTATTTTGATCCTGAAGAACGCGACCCGATCCAGGTGTCGGTTCGTTACCGCGAAGAACGCGCAAGCACAAACCTGGATAATCCAGGAATGTTCCCGACCGTTCGCGAAGTGTTGGTGCGTGAATCATCAGCGAGCGAGACGGTATCTCTAGAAACCATTGATATGTCTGACTATTGCACCAGCCGACAACATGCCATTGATGCAGCAAAATTCGTTATCAGGATGAGGCGCATCCCGACTCATACTGTTTCGTTTACAACGACGCATGAAGGCGTTTTGATGGCAATGGCACCAGGCGATTACATCAAAGTCGGGATGGACGCTACTGAGTACGACGAGTTCAATAACGGAGTCGTAACTCCTGAGGGTGCATTGGTCAGTACAACATCATTAGCTGACGGTTCCTATGCCGTAATTGCTTGGAACGGTGACGCTGATACAGCACCAGCTGACACCACGCTGGTTGTTAGCAACAGCGGCAAGACAGCGACACCTACGGGAGTTGTATTCACAGTTAAGCTTCCCAGCACACAGGTTCGCACCTACCAGATTGAGCGCATAACGCCAACTGAAGAGGGCACGTTTACAATTGACGCAGTGCACATGCCAACCAACAGCTCAGACATCCTTGAGCTAGCCGATGGCTTCGACACCGCTGGTAACTGGAGCATTCAAGACTGATGGCGACAACATTTCCCAGCATTGCACCAACAAGACGCAGATTTGTTGCACCAACATGGCCCACTAAAACGCAAACTTCTCAATCCGGCGTGATCACCCGTAGGCTCTGGGGCAGCAGACCAAGTAGTGCAAAACTTAGCTTGACATTTGGCAACGTCAACGACACCAACACAACAGCAATCCTCAGCGCATACAACAGCGCAAAAGGTTCAGTCGATAGTCTGACTTTGCCGACGCAAATATTTGCTGGAGCGGATGCCACCTTAAAAAGCTGGCTGAACGCCAGCGCGACAGGGGCCGGATTATTGTGGTCTTTTAGTGAAGGGTCGTCACCACAAGTTGAAAGCGTCGCCCCTGGTCGTTCCAATGTGACCGTTGAATTGACGGCAGAGCTTAGAATGAGCTAACAGGAGTACAAAATGGCAGTCACCAGCACAACAGGCAACTTTGCGATCACTGGGCTCGACTCAACGGTTGTGGTTCGTGACGCAAGCATTGATATTTCACGCGACACACTGGAGACCACAAACTTAGGTGAATCAAGCAGGGTGTACGCAACGGGGTTGCGTGGTGCATCAGGTAGTGCAACTTTGCTCTACGAAAACAGTCTGCTTGATGATGTTTACGCCAAAATCAATACTGATTCGCAAGGTAGCATCACCGCAACGCTGACGCTGACCACAGGCAAGACGATTTCAGGCAGTGTGTTGATTACCAGTGTTGGTTCAACCGTGACTGTCGGTGACGTTACAAGCACAGATGTTGCATTTACGTTTACTGGTGACTTGACTATCTCCTCGACGTAATGGCAGTTTTAGGAACGTTTGGGCGTATTGCAATTAAACGCTCTGCCCCTCAACCTGAGGTAATGGACTTTAGCGCAATAAATAAAACGCAAAAAATGTACACACTGACTCAAGCAGGGTATAGAAACGGCGATCTTGTAGAGATTGCATCAACAACTAACTGGCCAAACGCATCACCATCAGATGTTGGGTTGGTTCCTGCTTATGTTGCGGACATCCCCTATGAATGGCGCAACAACTTGGAAATGGTTGATTACACCGAGCCATACCCAGCGGCGCTGGGGAGCACTCCATATAAAAATCAACTTTATATCAGCGTTGATCAGCTTAACCGCGTTGCGTTTTATCGAAGCAGAAGTTCAGCTCTACAAAACGTTAGGGCAGATCGCGAAAGTCTTGACGCTATTAGTGCATCAGACACGCTTGAATTTCGCCTTGTGAATGACTGGCGCATTGAATGCGGCATGACAAAGTGGGCGCTAAATATTGATTCAGCTGAAATTGATACAACGGGACTAGGAGACAAGTTCTTTAACGGAGTAAAATCTATTATCAAAGGGGGTGGTACGTTCGATTTCTTAGTCGAACGCGAAACAATTGATCCAAAAAATAGCACTATCATCAGCCTTCCTAATTATCAAAACGCTGTTCTTTGGACTGGACCGAACGATGGGACGACGCTGATCAACGGCAGTATTACCGAAGGCTCTAATTCAGGCGGCAATTATGACAATGCTTCCGTTTCGGGCGTCGAGCCTGCCCCGAGGCATTATGCGAAGAAGCCGCACGATCAGGAACCAGTAACTTGATGAGGCTTGTTGCTCGAAACTCAGAGATCAAGCAGAGGCTGATGCAGAGTTTTGGATGATCTCTGAGGAAGACGCGATCAGGGAGCAGCTCAAACGTTGTAAAAGAACCTGGGGATTTGTTTTACCGAGCAAAAATCATCATTACATCAAATGCGATTAGCGCGGCTGCAACTGACGTTATCACTGGATCAGCCTCGTTCGTCACGGTGCGGGATGTTGAGCTTCTTGAAGGGATTTGATAAGTAGAATGAAGGCATCTCACAGGCAGGACCAGGGCCTAGAATGACCGAAATCATCCATAAGCTATTCGATCACACCTGGCGACATCCCGTCAGCATCCGAGAGTCGATCTTGGCTCAATCGCGATTCAAGCGGCTGACGGTCATATCTACCTGAAAAAGACTGATGGCACGGTCAACCGTGTCACCATGCTGCCGGGTGGGGATACGCAGCAGGTGCTGTATAAGACCGGCGCGGGTAACTACGCACTGGGCTGGGGCACGATCACCAGCACGCTGATGGGTGGAGCGCTGTGGAACGAGGTGGTCGCCGAAGTGCAGCGTGTTTTTGAGCTAGTCGAAGGCACCGCATCTGTTCTGCTGACAGCACCGGCAACGCTTACCGCTGGCAGCACCGGCCCGATCACCGTTAGCGTTGCTGATAGTAGCTATCTGACAGACGGCACCAGCATCACAGGCGTGCTCGGTACGGTGTATGGAACGCTAAGTCGCAGCGGTAGCACTTATTCATTTGTTTCAAATCAAAGCTATACAAGTGACGTTACTTTTGCGCTTGGGACGCGATTTGCGGCTGCATTCCTGAATGATACGTTTAATCCGCTGCGGATTGGTAGTGCCGAGGTTGAAGATGATAGCAGCTACGCAGACGGTTCAGGATACAGCCATGCTGTCGTTGATTCTTCTGGTCGTATTGGGTATGGGGTTAAAAATGACGGCGCTTTTGATGTTCCAGGCGGCAACATTAACTTAGACGACGAAAAAGTTCAAGGTGATGACAGCTATACAGATGGATCTGGGTATGCACGAGTCGAAGTTGATGCAGCCGGGCGCATCGCGTGGGGCGTGAAGGCGGACGGCTCGATCGTCATCAACAAGCTGATCGCCTCTAGCGGCACCATCGACCTGGACAGCGTCAACACGCAACTGCTGAACATCCTGGAAGGTGGCGCACAGTCTGGCGATTTTGTCTTCCAAGAGTTTTACAGCCACGTAGTGCTCGACAGCGCCGATCGCATTGCCTACGGCGTGCGGCCTGATGGCACTGTCCAGTTCAGTAAGCAAATTGAAGGTGAAGCAACACGAGCAGCGCAGCTGACGGCTCTGGGCGATAACGAGATCAAAGAAGTCTTTGATTATGACTTTTACGTTCAAATCGAGGTTGACAAAAACGACAGGATAACGCGAGGCGTATATCCAGACGGTGCGCAGTATTTCCCAAAAGCCAAAGCAGGTGAATTAGAGATTACAAAAGCAGAAATCAATACCGCGAGCACTACAGAACTAAGGGTTGGAGGAGGCACGGTATCTCCGTTTGATAGAACAAAAACAATTCAACCACTATCCAGCCCTCCAATCGCCAAAGCTGTCAACCATCTTATTGTCTATGGACAGTCAAATGCTCTTGGATATACGGGCGGTCAAGTAATTAGCGCTACGCAGCCTTACAGTAATATCACCTTTAACGGGGGCGCACGCGCATACGACGGCACAAGCTTCGACTATTCCTCCTTTAAGCCTCTTGTCGAAAGCGGAGAGGTTTACAACACAAGCGGAACTACGACGCTGGGCGAAACGCCTTGCTCAGGCGCTGCAAATTACGCATCAACTCTCTCTATAGTTGAGAACGGTCTTGACCCGGCAAATCACGTAATTCTGGCGTCTGCTGTAGGAAAAGGCGGCGCAAGTATTGATAACTTCGCACAAGGGAAAACGACTTACAACCTGCTTCTCGATCATGTTAATGGCGCGGAAGCATTGGACTCCAACTATGCGGTCCACGCTATTGCATGGATACAAGGTGAAGCGAATAGCGGAACAATCGACTACGGATCACAATTAACCCAGATCCGTAGCGACCTTGAAACAGACATCCAAGCGATTACTGGACAGACTTCACCGGTCTACATGATCACCTATCAAACGGTTTCTGGAGCCTCTACGGCAACTGCATATGCAACACTGCAACAGCTCGATGCCGTCAGAAGCAGTGAACTGATTTGCCTCTCTACGCCGGTTTATCACATCCCTCACTTACCTGATCAGATTCATTTCAGCGCACTAGGTAGAAAGCTCTTGGGGGCCTACACTGGTAGAGCCTATAAGCAAATTGTATTCGACAGGCGAAAGCCTGATTTCATAAACCCATTGTCGGCGTATCTTAGGAACGGGAAAATCATAGCTCGCTTTGACGTGCCATCGCTGCCGCTGGTTCTTGATTCCGTCAACATTCGCCCAGCCCAAGATCAGGGCTTCAGGATTGTAGATGACGCAGGAACTGTTGGGATTTCCTCCATCGCCATCAACGAAGACTCAATCGGAAATGAACTAGTCTTCACGTTATCTCGTTCGGTGAGCGGTGCCGTTACCCTTAGATACGCCTTGGACTACCTAGCCTCCGGCGTCATAATCAACAATGGTGCCACCGGCAATCTAAGAGACAGCACCCCGGACGCGGTCACGATTGACGGCGAGTTGTATCAACTATATCACGTATGCCCGCACTTTAAGATGACAGTGCTGGAGGCAAAAGAATAACAGCCCCCGGCCTGGCCACCAGCTCCATCCCCTTCATCAGGTTCCGCCATGACCCTCATCACTAGGCTCAGCCAAGCATTTACGGACACCAGCCTGCCGATTTTGCAGAAAGATCCCGTTATCCCAAACGCAGGCGGTGTATTACTCTATGACTTTAAGAATGTAGCCACTTATTCAGGCGCAGCAGGAGCTATTGGTTCCTACGATTCGATGGTAAACAATAACTGGCCAACTTTTACTGGAGACGCCAGCAAGCAATACGACCCAGCGACAGGCCGCGTATCCACTACAAGCATCAGCGAAATGCCGATTCAAGATGCGAGCAATCGCGTCTTTGCTGACACAACCGCATCGTACTGCATTTCAATTTGGGTTTATATTCCAGCCACTATGGCCGATGCTCAAGGTGTATTGCGACTAGGAGCGGGCACCGGTGGGAATAACCCGAATTTTTCGCTGCTTGTAAATACTGGCACTACTCCTAGCAGGGTCAAGTTTTTTAGACCAGCATCAACTGATTCTACAACTTTCCAGAATTCTTATGTCGAGACCGTGACCACAGATAGTGTTGTACGGCTCGGATACACATGGCAGAAAAACAGCGGAAACTGGCAACACAAAGGAAGCATAAACAATGGCGCGCCAAGCGCTTGGGTAAACTCTACTTTTGGCACTGGATCAGACGGCGTGCAGGATCAATCTGCGTGGTCAGGTGGTTTGTTTGGCAATGGTGGTGCCGCTTGGTCTAGTGACAGCCCAAGCATTTATCGCCTGTACGTCGAAAACCTCTCCGTCTCCGGTCGCACCCCTGAACAGGTCTGGGATGCCGACTGGGCACGCGGCAACGGTCGTTTCAGCTAGCCAATGGATTCCCGCACGCTGGAAAATTGGAAGGCCATAGAACAAGCCCTCCGAGAGGCCGGTAAGACCGATTGCATGTTTTACCGGCGTGCGGTAGCCATTTTGTCTGGAAGACCAGACCCGCTAAAATGACAAGACCAGGGGCACCTTAAGCAGTGATCGACATTATTGCGCCCCTCGCCGCAGCATCCCTAGCGGTTGTGGGAGATCGAGCATTAAGCCGTCAAAATCGAGAGCAAAACAACAATCAACGCTCTCGTGACGAGCTGAAAGAAACGATGATTGCGCTCGCAAAACTCACTGGTGCTGTCGAGCAGATCGGGACTGCGCTGCAGGAGCTTCATCTAGACATGAAAACTGATCGTGCCACGATTTACAAATTGCTGAACGAACAGGGGAACCGAATTACGGCCCTAGAAGCCGGGAAGGATTAGAATTTATTTCAGCTGATGACGTGACCGATGGGCATTGAAGAAATCTTGGCATCCCCAATCACGTGGATCATCGTTGCGGCTGCATCTGAGGTGATCGCGCTATCCCCGATGAGAGACAACAGCGTAATTCAGGTTATTTTTCATGCGCTGCGAGCGTTGAAAGCAAAAAAGGGCTGATCCCTGCCGACGGGTGGTGGCACAAATCTCAACCGCCAGCTATGCCACTACCCGAAATCGAAGACCTGCACATCAAATCACCCTGGAATGACGAACAATAAGCCGATCAGCCTTGAACAGCTTTTTCGGTACTACAAAGCGCTTCCACATCAGGCCGCGGCGGTTCAGGAGTTAGAAGCAGATCTAAGCAAACATGGCTATGAGATTGCCATGCGTCGCGATCGAGGCTGGTTTGCAACATGGAGCCAGTCTGGAAAGCAACCAGATCCACCACAGGCATTTGACAACGCTTGGGACGGAGTTCTCGCTGCGGCCAGGTATGCCGGGGCAAAGTTTCCCGATGTCGCAGCAGCTCAATGGGCGCTTGAAAGTGGATGGGGCGAACACACATCGGGGAAGCACAATTACTTCGGATTGAAGGGATCCGGCACAGCCGCAACCACACGGGAGTTTTTGGGCGGGCAATGGGTCACGATCACCGACACGTTCATCGACTTTCCATCGCTGGCGGCCTGCGTCGAGTATCTTGTGTCGCGCTGGTATCAGGACTATCAGCAGCATCATGGCGTGAACCGAGCCATGACACGCGATGAATGTGCGCAACTGCTTGTGAGCGAGGGCTACGCCACCGACCCTGAATACGCCAGCAAGCTGATCTCAATCATGGATAGAGCTGCAGTCAAGAGTAAGCCTGCAGAAGAGAAACCACGCGAGATTGCGAAGTTAAGGCCCGGCTCACCATTCAGCAGCAGGCTAACGCCACACATCACGCTCGGTGAGTTTGCGCTGGGTCAAGAGGCGCAGGCGTTTTGAGCATCAACATCAGGTTGATATGGCCGCTGAGCTGGCGGCATTCCTTGAGCGTGTCCGCGTCAAATTTGGCGGCAAGCCGGTCATCATCACGTCTGGCTACAGACCCCCGGCAATTAATCGCGAGGTTGGCGGTGCATTCCGCAGCGAGCATCTATACGATCAAAAAGGCGTTGGGGCCGTGGACTTCTACGTGAAGGATTCTGACATCTGGGCGGTTCAGTCGTACTGCGAGGAGCATTGGCCCCATAGTGTTGGCCGTGCCGCATCAAGGGGTTTCATACATTTAGGGCGCAGAGAGGGGGGGCTGTGGGTCCGGTGGGATTACTGAGTGTTCATCGATGGCGTACGAAAAGGCGGTCCAAGAGTACGTTGGGACTACTGATTCACTGCGTTCATGACTGTGCTTTCTGATCTTGAGATTATTTCACTGTGCTCCAGTGGAGCGATCGAAGATTGGTCTGAAGATCTGATCAACCCGGCCTCGCTTGATGTAAGGCTGGGCAGTGGATTGATGATTGAAGTCGCAGGGCAGAAAGACCTGCTCCATGTTGACATCTCCAGCCGGACAGAAAAGAACCCTTATCGTTTGACCCCAGGCGAGTTAGTCTTGGCCGAGACTCACGAGACTTTTAAAAAAATACCTGATCACATTTGCGCTCAGTTTGCGCTGAAATCAAGCAGGGCTAGGGAGGGCTACGATGCTCTTCTTGCCGGGTGGATCGATCCAGGCTTCTGTAACAGCAAATTAACCCTCGAATTAGTAAACGCAAGGCGTCATTACGACCTTCCACTGTACCCTGGTTTGAAAATAGGGCAGATCATCTTTATGAGGATGAGCGAGGTTCCTCTGAAAAGTTACTCGAAAACGGGGCGCTATAACGGCGACGTAGGGGTCCAGGGCAGTAAAGGGTAGGTGGTCTTTTTTTTTACTCATACCTAGACAGCCGTGAAGACGACCTAGCTTTCTTCTTTTTTAAATTCCAGTCATAAAAAAACTGGGCATCCTCTACCAAACGGTGGAGGAGCCCATTAGGCAAGCGTTCTGCGAGCAGGTTCAACCGTTTCAACAACCGAGCTCGGAGTTCACTTGCGCTCGTCATGTGGCGACGCTGCAGGCTTCAGTAGAGGCAGATGTATCGGAGATAGTTACTGGCTCAACCGGTGCCGGCATCAGACGAATGCAATCGTCATCGACAGCAATGCGTAGCTTGTCACCAGGCTCCATCCCGAACTGCTCCACGTAGGTTTTGCCTAGTAAAACACCTCCGGTGCTATGCACCGTAGTCAGATATTTCGCAGTTTTACCGGGCTTTGCACCACTTTTGAGCGTCAAGCCCTGAGCTTCCAGCAAAGCTCTCATAAACTTGGTAATAAGCACACGTTCCTTTTGTCCTACCGTCGTGCGCGAGTAGCCTGTAGCACGCGCAATATCGTAGTGATTCATATCTTTATTGGATTCCACGAAAGAAAGCAACTCTTGACCTGTCAACATTAGCTAAAAAGCAGTGCGCTCATACAACATACCACGCACTAAGCTATTTGGCATCCGCCCATGTGTAACCAAAAGACGCGTCGGCCTCAATAGGAGCTTGACAGCAAACAAGTGAACCAGCACGCTGCATAACGTCGGCTAATAACTTCATCCAACGGTCTTCTGTACCTTCTCTGACCTCAAGGACGATCTCGTCATGCACCATGGCAATGAGAAAGGCTTCGGCTGCTTCGGCCGCCTGTATGCAATCCCAGATCATGGCAATAGCAATTTTGGCAATGTCACCAGCTGTACCCTGAACTTGTGTGTTAATTCTAGTAGTATATTTGTCGTTAAAGCCTACCAAAACTCTACGTCTACCGTATTTAGTAAATACAGATGTCGTTGTTTTTGTACCTTCTTCTTGTTGCCACTCATATAACCTTGGGTATGCCAAACGAAATCCAGTAACAAGCGTCTGCGCTTCTTCTAGCGTCATGTCAATACCATACTGTGAAACAGCTTGCTTACGCAAAGTAGCGGCACCCGCCCCATACAAAAGGCCAAAATTACAAAGTTTAGCTGAGGTACGTTCTTCCTTAGTAACACTTTCAGCATCTTTACCAGTTACCAAAGCAGCGGTCTCTATATGTAAATCCCTACCTGCCCGGTAAGCATCCAACATCTTTTTTTCTCCAGACAGTTCAGCAGCTACCCGCAGCTCCTTCTGTGCGAAGTCGGCCACAACCAGTTTGTACCCCTCCCGAGCTCGGAATAGCTGTCGAAACTCCTTTCCACGAGGTACTTGCTGTAGGTTCGGCCCCGCGCAGCTGAGACGACCAGTCTCCGTACCCATCTGCCGGTAGTTCGCATGGATACGTCCATCAGAGGCTACGGAACCAAGGAGTGTCTCTATATGTGACACACGAGTTACAGCATTTTTCCACTCGAGGTACATAGCAATTAGCTCGTACTCCGACTTTAAAAATGCGAGCAAGTTTTGATCCAAACTTGGTAAACCTTTTTTATCCGGCGGTAGTAAAATACCAGCTTGCTCAAACCTAAGCGCCATTTGTTTAGGCGAACGCGGATTGAAACCTTTGTAAAGCTTTGTCCCTAATCGAATAGCTCCTGAATCTTTTGCACGGGTGTTAAAAGAATTGTCTTTGTCACGCGGTAACCATAAAGTTGGGTCATCTGGGTTCTCTTTTTTAATCGCCGCATCTAAAGATTGCAAGAATGCCAGTTTAAGTGTCTCAGCCTGCTCAGACAGCGAAGTGTACAACGTACTAGCCGCCGCGGTGTCAAACCCGAACCCGTTCCGCTGCATACTGGCAATAGGTTTGAGTGCTTTCATTTCAAGCTCAAAGACGCGCCACAACTTCCCCGGGCTCGGGGTATCAGCTTCTTTGAGTGCGGTAACCAAAGGTAGGGTCAACCGCGGGAGGCAGAGCGCGTCACGCGCAGCGTAGCGGGCCATCTCATCAGAAATATCTCCCGACCAATCAGCTTTCTGTAGCTCCTTGGAAAGCGGTGTTTTGAGCACACGGTGCACAATGCTACCAAGATCGTTTTTGGCGCCTGTACCGTTATTAACGATCTTGGCAGCAATCATGGTGTCAAAAAAAGAACCACCCAGTTTAAGACCCTCTGCAGCTAAGAAGTTCAAATCAAAAGCGGCGTTCTGTAATACTTTCGGCTTAGAACTTTCCAGTAGTTCTTTAAGCTGCGCAAGACCGGGTGCAGCCCAAGGAAGGTCGCGCTTACCTTCCTCTCGCCAACCATCCAAATCCACAATCAAGGCGTAATCCTTACTTGCCACTTGCACCAAGCGCACTTGATTGACTAGTGGATCAAGGCCTGTGGTCTCTGTATCAATACCTAACGGACCCTCAACTTCCCCGAGCTCGGTGAGACGCCGCTTTAGCAGAGCCACAGGTCGTCCATTACGTATAAAGTCGAAATCGACATTCTGCAGTGCTTTGATGTGGTCTAGTGTTGCTAGCGATGGCATACTGAGATAACGCAGTTTTGAGATGGACGATTTTACACGTAACTTTACTAAAGAAGCTACTTTTAGGCAAATCGATAACTGCACCAATATAGACGAGCTAAAAGCTTTAGCAAAAACGCTTTTAGCTTCTAACTTTCAAGCCCGTGACTATATAGAGCAGTTAATTCTGCCGTCACTGCACAAAGACGGCACGCTCCGCGATAGCTGGTCTTAGTCAAGCTGAGCAACAAGATCGCCGACCAGGCTAACAGGCTCATCAGTTCATCTAGTTAAAAGGTCGGTGGACTGCTCCCGACCTCGGGGTGTAGCGAGCCCAGGACGCAGAGGGGAGCCTCTTTGTACTGGGCGACCGGAGCTTGACCGAAAAATCGGAAGTTGGTGTTTCGGGGCCGGTAAGCGGGGGGTTAGAGAGTCAAATGCAAGGGGAGCTAGGCGCCCCAGCACTCAGAGTCCCAATCTCCGTAGTACTCCGTAGAAGGGGGGTCTCCCTTAATGCCTGAGGAATTGTCCAAAACCTCTGGTTCGTTCTCGGGAATTACTGTGCTGGAGAGGGTTTCAGCCTTAGAGGTTTCGGACACCCCCTCTGATCTGTCCGAAATGTCCAAAACCTCAGAGCCACTTTGAGGGGCGCTTTTCCCCAAGTTTTCCCCAGCTGGGTCATTCTCACGCGTCTCAGCTGCGACAGTGCCCTCTTGAGTCACTTCGTCCTCTAGGGTTTTGGACATTTCGGGGTTTTGGACACTTTTGTCCGAACCCTGTCCAAAACTCAAAGTCCCTCCGACAGAAGGGTCTTCAAAGAAAGAGGGGAGGTTTTGGACATTCTTTGGCTCGTATATAGGCATTTTTATGGAAAATCCCTTCTGAGGGCGCCCCCCTTTAGATCCCGTCTGTCTCACAGACGATTCCTCCACGAGGCCGGCCACCACCCACCTCTTGGCCCATCGCTTCACGGTCTTCTCACTGACCAGCACTCCCGGCCCCCGAAGCCCTGCCAGCTTCGCGTTGAGGGCGTACCGGAGATCTTTGGCTGTCATCGGAGCCTCCGCAGCCTTGAGGATCCCGAGAACAAGAGTTCGAGGGGTTTCATCGCCCTGGCCCTGGTTCTCCCGCGTCACCGTTGGTGTGAGGTCTTCGATGCTCAGCGCTTCCTCGATGTCTTCCTGCACCAGGAAGCGGTCACCACCTCTCATGCCGCGGCTTTTGTCGATTTCGAGAACCATGGCTGTGTCGCCGTACTGCGCCCGTTCCTCATCACTGAGCTCTTTAAGCTCCCAGGTTTCATGCACTGCATTTCTGAGGGTGTCTGTGCCTCTGAACTTGCTTCCGTCTTTGGTGTTGTGGTGGATCCATAAGAAGGTTGTCGGCGGGAACGCGGTCCCGTTCTCCCTCGCCAAGCGGTAGAGCGTGTTGGAGTACTCCTTCTCGTATTCCTTCGCCGCAATCATGGTGCTCACCGATGTCAAGGAGTCCACGACAACGAGTACCGGCTTAATTTCCTGAAGCCACCGCAGTAGCACGCGATATTGACTCTGTTGCCATTGCGGCTTAAATCGAAACCACTTATCAACCCCTGTGGTGTCGATTCCCTGCTGATCGAGATACTCGGCGTAATCGGTCATTGACATGTCATTCCCAATGAACAGCACATTCCCCGAGATCGTCGGCTCAACAGTCAAACCCCTCACTTTCATTGGGAGTTTCTGCCCCACGATCTTGCTGAGAAGCACAGCAATACGTGTTTTGCCCATGCCGCCCCGGGCATGCAGAAGGATCGAGCTAGGCGCTGACATGAAGTCTGGGATCAGAAAATCTCGCTGATTCCGAACTTTCTCTTGCCACTCGGGATCTTCTTCCACCTGTTGCTGGTGCAGCAAGTACCTCTCGAGCGCCGATTCGACCTGAGGCCCCGACTTGTAGACGTGCGTTAGCCCGGCATCCCGCACCAGCTCCATGAGGTGGTAGTGCGCTAGCTCAGCGTTGTCGTAACCATTGACGATTTTCTCGACTGAATCAAAGAAGTCACCGCCACTCAGGCGTTTTAAAGGCGCATCTTTATTTGTGACTTCAGTGGCTGTAGCGCACGCTGGGTAGTCATACCCGAGCTGCCCTGCTATCTCAGCGACATAGGTTTCCAGGTCCAAGCCGGTCGGCCGACCCGCATGCATATCGTTCGTGCGGACTTTGTGTACGAAATCGAGGACGTCACCACCTACCCCGCACGCTTTGCAGTCCCAGCATCCTGTTTCGGCCGCGTATTGGAACGTGGTCCCACTTTGGCCTCCGTGCCATGGGCAGCCACTCATTCTTTGAGGCTTTTCTCCGCCTCTTTCCTTCCAGCCGTATTCGTCGAATACCTCATGTTTAAAGATGAGATCAGCTAACCGTGGTTGTAATAGCCGCTGAACTTCATCTTTAAAAAACCAGCCACGAATCTGACGTGGAGGTACAACAGTTTGCCCCCCAATTTCTTCAATAATTTCACGTTGCTGCGCTTCTGATAACCACTGAACAGGCTTACGGTGTTCTCTAAGAACGTCCAGTAGCCAGGAAGGTATTGGTGCAACCTTTCCTGCGTTGTAATTTAAAAAACGGTAAGGGAGCTTGGTATCTGGATGTGGTGAGCCTGGGACAACACTTTGGCAGGCGTTGAACCGCAGCACGACTTCTTCATAAGAACCATTGCCGGCGGCAGCGACTTCACCACCTGCTCCACGATTCTTGTCCCCATGCCCCAAATGCCACTTGCCATCCTCAGTCCGAAGGATCAAGGTCTTCACATGCTCGAGTTCGAGGACTAAGTGAGGAGGAACTTGATAGAAGATCTGACGGCGTCCAGGCTTACCGGAAGTCCAGGCAAT